AATGATTTATAGATGAATGGGTCTCTTTTTTTAAGTTCTTCTAACTTTTTTTGAATTCTTTTTTTAGATTGTCTTTCTTCATATTTTTTTACAAAAAAAGATATAATTGGAATTTTTTTAAGTAATTTTTTCATAATATTAATTTTGGTAGTATAATTCAGGGTATTCAACTAAGCAATGAATACCACCTTCTTTTATAACATAAGTATATGCTAATTCTATATCAGATGGAGTTTTTAAATCGTGGAATTCAATGTTCTTACATAATGATTTGAATTCCTCAATATAATTTCCTTTATGTTGATGACCGGGGTCCAATGGCGTATCAGAGCCTTTACCCAATCTAATAATTACATTTGGTTTTTTTCCTGTCATAATTTCAAACTTATCTAAATGGTTAATCATTTGATTAGCTGCTGATACAATAAAATCCCAACGAGGATAAAATGTAATAACTCTTTTACCGGCAATAGCTAATCCCAAACTCATACCCATTTGCGTTTCTTCCATAACAGGCACTTCAATCATTTTTTCTTTTGGAACATTTCCTAAAGTTGTACTCATCGGATTTCCTGCATAAACTATTTGCTGTCCAATAAAGATTGTATCATCTAATTTAGATAATTCCGTCATAGCATTTGTTAATGCATCTTTATATGGAGAATATTGTGGTGTACTCATATTATTTTTTTAAATGATGAAAATTGTGGTTCACAAATTTCTTATTATCTATTTTATTTACTTCTTCTAAAAATTCATTAAACAATTCATGCTCTTCATTAAATACTTGCAATTCTTTTAATGTTTCTTGTGAGTATGTTCCCCAATCAACTAATTGTCTATAATTTATTACTAAATCAAACGTAGAATCTTTAAATATATCAGTTATTATTTCGTAGAATGTGTACATTTCTTTATAGTTGTATTTACTAACAACCATAGAACATATGAATTCATCTATTGTATTGCGTGTTGATAAAAATTTTAGATTGTTTATCAATCTATCCCAATTACCATTTAATCTAGTCTTATTTTCATAAGTATCTTTTGTTCCAGCATCAATACTGATTTCTATTGTTTTAATATATGGACTCGCTTTCATTTGATTCCATAACTTTTCATCTAACAAATTACCATTTGTAATTATTTGTAATTGTTCTAAATTAGGATATTTTGTTATATCAAAGTTTATCAAATAATCTCTGTAAATTTTAGAATAAAATGGGTCACCACTTCCGGTTACCATAATTCTTTTTAAATTACTTGCGAAATTATCTTCAATTGATTTTAACAAATGTAACTTTGCTTTATGTTGTGGAGATTCCAAATCATCGTTTGGTATTAATGATACTCTACACGATGGGCATCTTAAATTACAACTTCTATCAAATCCAAAAAGAATTTCTTCAGGTGGAGTTGAATAATTTATTACATCTTCTTCGGTATGAATATTGTAAACTTCTCTGAAATCATCCATCTCTCTAAACAAATATGGTTTTCTGCCCGTATTTATTAATTCGTTTAATCTCGGGCATATTTTGTGGTCACAATATTTGTAAGTACCATCCAATACCGATTTACGAATATTTTGAGCTTGAGTAGATGTCCAATTTCGCATTACATCATCGGTTTCATTTACTGGCAACCAACTTTCATTTCCATTAACATCTACTCTAATACTTTGTGGTGCCCAAGAAGGACAGCATACGAATTGAGATGACCATTGTACATCGCTGTACATAAATGGCATCTCACAAACGTATTTTTTAAGTATTTCCTCTTTGTTATCCATTAAGGTTTTGAATTTGGATTGAATTCGTTTTTATGTTCTTTATACCATTTCAACGCATCTTCTAATCCACTTCTCAAATCATATTTAGGTTTCCATCCCAATTGCTTTAATCTCTTATTGGATAATAATCTAACGGGAATCATAGGTGCTTTATTACTTACATAATCAATTGGGTTATCGTTATTTTCAATCGATTTAATAGTATTTAAAACCTCATTAACAGTGTATCCACTTCCGTAACATACATTGTAAACATCATATTTATCAACATTTTCAGCAACACATATAAATCCACTAACCATATCATCAACGTGAATTACATCTCTCACTTCAGTACCATCACCCCATACCGGAATTGGATTCAGTCCATCCGCTACCTTACGGATGTTAGCAGGAGTAACGTGACATTTTTCGTAATCATATTTATCATTTGGTCCAAATGCGTTTGAAGGTCTAATGATTATACATTGCATAGGATTATGAATATGGTTCGATAAGAAATCACAAAGTGTTTCACCATAGCGTTTCATATTACCCACTGCTTTATATGCCGGATATATGTTTGGCGATTGCACTTCAATATCTTCGGTACAATACTCACTACCGATATTTGGGTATACTGTATTTGATGAAATATACATAAATTTACGAACGGAGTTTTTCCATGCCTGCTCCATCAAATTCACATTCATTTCAACATTGGCTGTAACATGTATCAATGGATTTACTTTTGTATCCAATGCATTAGATGTGTTTGCCGCACAATGAAATACTACATCTATTCCTTTAACAACTTCTTCACAAAATTCTGCGGTTTGTAAATCTCCTTTAATGTGTTCTACAAATTGAGTTCCTGCAAAATCATTTCTTAAATCTCTTGCAAAAGTGGTTGCTCTTAAATTAGTGTAACCATTTTCATATAACATTTTTAATAAGCGTGAACCAATGAATCCACTTGCACCTGTAACTAAGATTTTATCTGTTTTTTTCATATTTTTATTTAAAAATTTCCCAATTTAAAACAACATCATTTACAAATTTATGAGTCAATATGGATGATGTGTGCCCATACCAACTTTTTTCTAAATATTGTTTTTGACCTTCAATATCCAATCCATTCATTTCTCTCCACAATACTTTTGGTAAATCATAATTACCATCCAATAAATTATAGTCAAAGTTTCTAATACTCCATTCTATAATTCCTCCATACGAATGTACGGAATTTTCTTCAAAAAACCAAAAATATTTATCAAAATCTATTCTATCCGAATACATTTTTACATATGGATTATCATATATCATTAATCCACTACCCCAAGTATTTTCCACTTTCTTTTGTTCTATCATTTGTTGATATGGAGTTCCGTATTTTGGATTATCCCAAATATGAAATGGTGGAGTTCTTGCTTCTAATGCTGGCTTTGAGAAGTTATTATTCATATTGAATGAATGGAATTTGGTAACTCCAACTTTCTCCAACCAACTTAATAATCCAATTAAGGAATCAAACCAATCGATATATCTTTCCTCTTTAGACATTACACTATCTAAGTAGTGTGCACAAAATTCATCTACTTTGCCAGGATGGTCTGTTAAATTATAACCACCTGTTAAATAATAGTATCCGTGCTGATAACAATGTTCTTTTTCTCCAAATTTGATAAAATCATTTGTATGCGGATGTGAATCATTTTTTTCCAACCACAATTTTGTTAAATCGTTTTTTGGATTTTCTTTGTATTTAGATGGTGAAATAAAAAATGAATTACGAGTCAATGTAGTCCATTGTGCGATTACAATAATATCTTTTGGATTAACCTTTTGATTAAAAATCAAATCATTTACCTTATAAAAGATAGAACGGCAAATGGTTTTGTTATCGTTTGTAATAGTTCCATAATTGTGAAATTCAGCATCTTTATCTAACTTTCTCCATAACCAATGAAACCAAGTGTAATCTTGCTTTGGGTCGTTTTTCCATCTATCCTCCATTTCTGGCAAAGATATATTCATTCTATAATTGTGAGTGAATGAACAACCCGATGTAACAATGTGTAACTTATTTTCCATTAATGTAATGATTGTACGTTTTTCTCAATGCTTCTTTGAAACCTAATTTTGGTAATAGTCCAATTTCAGTTTGCTTTGTGGTATCCATCTGCCTACGCATATCTCCATTTGGTTTAGATGTATCCCATTTTATAGATATATTTTTTCCACTAATTTCTATTAGTTGCTCAATCATAGATTTGATTGTAATTTCTTCGCCTGCTCCAAAGTTAATTGTAGTATGTAACTTACGTTCGTATAAATCTAAAATAGCATCAGCTACATCGCCGGCATATACAAAATCTCTAATTGGTGTACCATCGCCCCACGCTTCAATTTCATTTGTTGCTTCAAATATTTTTTTACATTGAGTTGCTATTACAGTTCCATTTCCACTAAAATCATCATATTCACCAAAAATATTTGCAGGTCTGATTATTGACCATTTATCATAATTAAATTGAACTTTGTATGATTCTAATAAAATTTCTCCCATTCGTTTACTCCACGATGGAAACCAATCCGCTTCCGATGGTAAAGTTTTCCATACACTATCTTCAATGAATTTTTCAGCCGGCGCATATACTCCAACTGAACTTACAAATACTAACCATATGTTATGTTTAGCGCATTGATGTATAATTTCAGTATTAATCTTAAAGGATGGATATAAAAAATCTACGGGTTTTGTTTTTGCTCTTAATGGAGAACCTTTAATACCAAAGCAATTTAATACTATATCTGGCATTTCATAAAAAAACAAATTTCTTACATTTTCTTCATTAGTTAAATCTAATTCATAAAAAGTAAAGTTATCCGATTTTGGTAAATTATCCGAATATTTCAAATCTACACCAATTACATCATATCCCCTTTCTAAACATTTTTTTACTAAATGAATTCCAACCAAACCACTACATCCGGTTATAAGAATTTTATTGTAGGCTTTATCCATTTTCTTTCTATTTTTTCTAAATTATCTTTAAACATTGTTTTATCTGCAAATCCTAATAAATGAGTTCTATTATGAATTAAAATATTTTTTATAAAATTATACCAATTATGCAAATCTTCAATTGGTAAATTTGAAATTCTTTCTATTTCATTACAAACTTTTAAATAACGCTCTTCGTTATTTTTAATCGTATCATAACTTTCATCTATAAATCCATCAAATGTTTTGAATCCTAATGATTGTAAATATTTTAAATATCCATATGCTCCAAAAATAATAAATGGTTGTAATACAGCCATCGGATTACATATTTTTTCTGTTAGAAAAATATCGTTCTCAAAATTAGTTTCAGTTACAATGTATATGTAAGAATCTAAATATATTTCTTTTTTGAATGCTCTTGCTACTTCAAAAGATTCTTTATCTTCCGAATCCTGCGTATCTACTTCTATTGGAATTTTATTCATAAAAGATTCTTCCGCATTTTTTATAGATAAATCAAAATCTTCTACCCCTGTTAAATAAATTGCTCTATTATCTGATTTTTTTAAAAAACTAGCATAAACTTTATCCCACATATTTTTTGCTTCTAAGAAACACCCAAATGTATATCTAAATGGTTTTTGTGAATTTCTATTTAAACAAACGAAATATTTACTTCTTAAATTATCGATTTCAGATTCATCAATCCATTCGGTTTTATATCCTAATGTGAAATTTGGTTGAGATTTTAAATTTTTTATTTTAACAGCAGTGCTTGTTATAATAGAATCTTCAAAATAAAAATTATATTTTTTTAAATCGGATAATAAATCATATAGATTGGATGTTCCAACAAAAAAATAGAACATATCCATATTCAATCCCATATCAATAATCATTTTTTCAAACTCAGCCATAAACCAATTATCAGAAAATGGTTCGTGAGAGTAATTGATAATGAATTTGATTCTATCTTTTTTAGCTAAATCTATTATCTTTTGAGATACGCCTGTTCGAAAAGATGTTGAATATTTTACACTATTTGAGTTTACATAATTATTATCATCCAACAATCTTCTATGATTTCCAAAAATTTCTATTGGATAAAAATACTTTTCATCGTTGTTTGGAACACCATCTTGTGCTATTATATAATTTTGTGTTTTAGCTATTACATTTCCATATAATTCCGAATGACACGTTGCTAATACAAATTTTTGATTATTTGTATCATAGTTGTATTCATCTGAATGTTGGTTATAATACGAAACTATTGCCTTATCAAATAAATTTGGATATGGTTTTCTTCTTTTAAAATCGTATCTATCGTATATGAATTTTAACATATTAAAATGCTATCCACTTACCCGTTCCGTAATGTGGAAATTTTGATTTGTATTTGTAATATATTACATCGGAAGGTATTTCTCGTTTTTTATTCCAAGTTGCTTCGGTAGGAGTGTAAGTTGAAACATCATTATCTTCAACTACAAAGTAAAGTGGTAAATCAAAGTTTCTTGCATATTTGTGAACCTCATAAAATATACCACTTTCAAAAGACATATCTCCTACAAAACACCAAACCTTTTCATCACTTCCTTTTTCTTTTATTCCCATTGCTACACCCAATGCGATGGATAAAGTCCCACCTACAATTGCGGATGAATAAAACTTTTCATCTATATTACAAAGAGTAATAGATTTGCCTTTAAGAATTTCTTCTTCAATCCAAACGGGACAAACTCCCTTTAATAAAGCATGGTAGTGAGAACGCCAAGTTGAAAAAACCCAATCTGATGTTTTTATTCTACTAAATATTTCTATTAATTGCTCTTCATTTCCATTTGAAAGATGTATAGGTCCTCTAATTTTTCCTTCTTCCCAATGTTTTACTATTAGATTTTCAAAATCAATTAATGTTGCGTTTGTTTGCTCAATAGTTCTAACTATTTCGTATTTTTCTAAATTTTGTATCATTATCTATCTCTTTTTTGTAATATTGGATTATTTGTAGGCCATTCCATTTGGTATTCCGGGTCATTCCATTTAACCACACCTTGCTCTTCTGCATCTACATAACCATCTTTATAAAATAAATTATAATGGAACATACAATCGGTTAATGCGTAATGTCCGTTTGCAAATCCTGGCGGAACTAATACTTGATTTCTTAATCTTTCGGAAATAATGTATGATTCCCAATCACCATATGTTGGTGAATCTTTTCTCATATCCAAAACAATTAAATAAATATCACCAACTGCCGCTTGAACCAATTTCCAAGTCTTATTATCCCAATGTAATCCTCTCAACACACCTTTGTATGAACGAGAAAATCTACCATGTATTTCACATCCATCGCTCACATAATTCATTACGGGATGTTCTTTCGAATGAAAGGTTGTAAATATTTCACCTCTATATTCTCTAAATACGGATGGTTGAAATTCAGGAACTTCTATACCAAAAGTTTTTGATGGAGTAACTTTAAACTCATCCCATTTATTACTCATACTATGTTTGATTTGCGTAACCCAAAGGAAATCCGTTTCTAAATTCTGCTCCCATTTTTGGAACTATCATTTGATAACCCTGAATTAATTGTTGGATACCTCTATCCAAATCCCATTCGGGCATCCACCCAGTCGCTTCTATTTTAGCGTTTGATACAATGTAATCTCTTTTATCGGGGTCCTCATAAAAATCGTTATATGATACCGCAAAATCCTTTACATGAGATTGTATTTTTTCTAATAATTCTTGCTTTGAAAGATTTGCAGAACTTAAACCAACGTTGAATATTTCACCTCTATACGTTTCATAGTTTTCTAACATAAAAAGAAACGCAGATGCTACATCTTCAACGTGAATAAAGTTTCTTTTAAAATTCTTTTCAAATACAACAATGTATTTATCAGTAATTGCTTTATAAGTAAAATCGTTTACCAATAAATCCGTTCTCATACGGGGTGATACACCAAATACAGTTGCCAATCTAAATGTTATTGCGGAAGTATTTGCTCTTAGAAAGTTTTCTGCTGCACATTTAGTATTACCATAAACTGATATTGGATTTAATGGCGATTCTTCGGTACATTCGGTTTGTCCAACACCAATTCCATATCCACTATTTGTATTTGGATATAAAATCTTTTTATCTTTTGCAAATTTAACAATATTGAAAATTTGTTTAAAATTCACTTCGTTTGCTAATTGAGGGTCAGCCGCACAAGCGGGAAATCCTACAATTGCTGCTAATGGTATAATTACATCTACTTCGTTACAAAGTTTTTTTAATAATTCTTCGTTACGAACATCTCCATAAATAAATTTAAATTTTGAATTAGATGTATATTGTAGTAGAGAAGTTTGATTGAATAATAATTTATCCAATACTACAACTTCATATCCTGCTTTTAACATTTTGTCTACAATAACCGAACCTAAATAGCCTGCTCCACCTGTGATTAATATTTTCATTAAAAGTAAATGTTTTCTAAAGTTGCTTTTGATAAATAATTTCCGTTATGGGTCAATTCCCATACTTTATATCGATTTTGTTGTTTAAAATCTAAAAAGAATGCTAAATCTTTTTTATAAGGCGTTTCATCTTTAAATACTCTAAGTTCTTCTAAAAATTCAACCAAATTTTCTTCATATGTAGTTGATATATTTTGCATTTCATTCAAAGAACGTAATCCTCTAATTAAAAAGCACATATCAAATTCACATTCCAAATGCATTGCTATATCTGGTACTTGAAAATTACCATTTCCAAATTGGTAAAATCCTCCACCACCCATTTCACCAAATTTATATGATTGTTTATCTTTCTCAACATACTCTTTAGTATCTACCAATTTAGAATTTACATACAATGTAAATGTTTTGGAATTAGTATCATCGTTTAATACAACAACTTCTATAAAATCATTAATTTCCGATTCAGCTAATGTATAATGAAATTGAACAAAACTATCATCCGTAAACCAATAAGTCCACATCAATGTAACAATATCGATTCCATCGTTTCCTTTTACTTTATAAAAAGATAATCCGGAATGTTTACCACTTCTAGCAAATGCAAAGCCTTCTTCGTTATATCCCATCGTTTCTGGAAATATTTTTACTCTAAGATATACTGAAAAATCATCATCCATAAATGTATCGATTTTTCTATCAGTAATATCATATCTACTTTCAGGCAATATAACCCAAGGTTCTTCTTTTTTTATTAATAAACTCATATTTTTTAAATTTGAATAGTTCCACAAAAATTATAAAATTCTTCCAATTCAGGAAATGTTTTTACGAAATTAGTTCCTCTTCTCTTATCGTGCTCCGTAAAATATTTGTGGAAGTTATAACGGTTTCTAAGTTGCTTACCGGCATCTTGCGGTGATATCATCCAATCGTAAATTCTTTTTAATTTTTGAACTTCAATATCAGAAAACCCAATATACTTTGGTTCAAATACAGGAATTGCGTAGTATGTAATTAACTTAGTTTGCTCCAATATTTTTTTAGAAAAATCATAAGGTAATACTTGTACAGTCTGATGCAATGGGTATCTCAAATACGATGAATCTAAAAATACCGCAGAGTTCCAATATCTATCGTAGCTACCATATAAATCTTTTAAGTTGTAAACTTCTTTAATTAATTTATTGTAATTAAATAAACTTAATGCGTTATATGTAGACATGAATGTAATAATAACTCTCGGGCATTTTGTTAAAATTTTATTAACGTTATCCCAAAATCTATTGAATTCCATACCCGTTCTAATATAATCAGCTTGCTCTCCCCAAGTATCTACCGATGTGAAGATTACAATTTCACTTGCTCTTTCTTCATCTTCAATTCTTTTTATTTTTTCAATGAATTTATCAATCAATACATCCGGTGCACCTAAGTTTGAATTAAATGCCAATTTTAATTGTTTGTTTGGATTTGGTTGTTCAATAATATAATCCAATACTTTCCAAGTATCTTTTGCTAATAATGGTTCACCACCCGTAATTCTGAACGTATGTAAATCTTTATATAAATCTGGCCACCACTTCCAAAATGCTTCGGTATATGGATTATAATCCTTTTGAGGAATTGGCATTTTATGCTCTTCAATCAAATATTGAGTATCATTAAATCTATCCGTTGTTGGATATGCACCATATTGTTCGATTTCTTCTACCCATTGAGAACTATATGCAGGCCCGCAATATGAACATTTGAAGTTACAAGCATTACTAAATGCAACCTCAACATATTTAGGATTAAAATCATCTCTCCAATCAGAACTTTTAATTTGCTCCATAAATGGTAAAGACCAACTTTCGGATGATTTAAAAATTCTATCAGAAAATATGCTAGAATTATCTTCAACTCCCCAACAATAATCACATTCAGTAGGTCGTGCTCCACTTAACATTTCTTTTCTACGAAGTTTTTTATATCTCGTATTATGAAGTGCAGATGGGTTTCGTGCAATCTCTTGCGGAGAAATTGCGTGAGTTCGAGGGTGGTGACAGGAGTGATTGTGTCCCACCTGTAAAGATAGAGTTACTTGTGTCCATTTTGCTAAACACATGCCCGGTCCAACTGCATCTAATGTTTTCTTCGTATTAACATACAAAGGATTTTGTTGTTCTAAATCTACTTTAAATTTATCTGACATTATTTTCTATTTTAGCTATTATATTATTAATCGGTATTCGTTGTCCTTCTTCTACTCCAATATATGTGATATATCCACTTTCCCAAACTTCTAAATCCATTATGGCTTTATCGGTTTCAATTTCTGCTATTATATCGCCGGATTTTACTTTATCTCCAACTTTAACAAACCAACTTACCAATACACCCGTTTCCATTGTATCGGTTAATCTTGGCATTACTATATCACTCATTTTCTTATGGTTTTTACATTTACCATAAATGCGTTTGGAATATCCATTATTTGCTCTTTACCGATAAATTCATATCGTTCTTTTGCATTTGATAATCCATCCGTTTTATAATTGATACCACCTTGCTGCATATTAAGAACATATCTTCTTTCGTTTGCAGCAGTAGTTTCTCCTTTTGCCCATTTCTGAATACCACCCACTTCTATAATACCTTCGGTTTGATGTGGCAAACATTCAAATTTACCATCTCTTCTATAAGGTAATATTGTTGATGGTATTTCTATATTGTTAGATTCAATATCTACATTCTGATTTACTAATCTATGTTTTAAATATGAATCATCTTTAGCCATACCATTAAATGATAAGTTTAATATTGCCGTTTTTTCAAAAGCATTTTCAAAAATACTACTTTTAACTTCATCATTATTAAATGCTTTATTCCAAACTTTTATTTTAGCTATATCACCTTTGAACCATTTAGCATGCGTTTGTGTTCCAGGCGAAGATGTATGTCCTACAAAAAATGGTTCTACACCATAACGTTTCAATGGAAAATCAAAATACAATGGAGAATTGGTACCCGTACCACTTCTAGCATCGCTTTCGTTTCCATTCATATAAAGATGCATCTTTTTATTTTTTGCATCCAACACCATCGTTACCCAACTCCATTGATTTTCATATCGTTTCATCCATTGATAAATGTGATTCTTTCGTGAATCCCATAACATAGCTGTGTATGCTCTACTATTATTGAATGATAATCCATAATCGTATCCCGGCTTTCTGAAAATTGGGTACTCTACAAATTGTCTTTGCGTATCACCGATTAACCAAATAGGAACTTTTTCTATTTGCTGGTCAGCTTTAACTAATACTGATATTGTATGTGAATCGGAAATTGCATTTCTTAAATTGTTGGATGGTAATATTTCTAATAAAGAATTAACACCATTAAATTTACCAAATGATTGATTTTCTATTGTTTGATGCACCTTCTTATCAACCATTCCTTCTAACACACATCTCCAAAACAAATCATCATCTTCCATTCCCCAATCCCAATAATCATTTGAGTAACCATTAGTTTTTTCAGCTTGTTCTTTTGAAAATAAAACTGCTCCTCCAAAGTATTCTTCATACTTTAACATATAATCGGATTGTGAAATACGAACAGCTATATGTTGTGGATTATCGGTTGGAAATGAATAATCACAGCTTTCATCTTCTGGCACCATATCAATATCATGCCAAACTATATAATCACAACCATCTTCAAATGCTGCTATTGCTGCAACATTTTTCATCAATCCTCTATTGAATAATTCATCATCATTTTGATGTCCCAAATATATAGCATGCTCAATTCCTCTATCATTCAAAAATTTATGAATATGAGGAACGAATCTTTTTAAATGCTCTTCTCTATTTCTATATGGTACGCAAACTCCTAATTTCATATTATAATAACACAGATAAAAAATGATAGTTTTTTACGGTTGCTTCATTTAATAATTTATATTTGCAAGTCGATAATCCATCCGATTCTATGTTTGTTAAATTTCTGGAAATATTATTAAAGAATCTTATTTGATTTTGACGTGTAGTTCTATTTTTCCATTTTCCACCATCATATCCGTTTTCTCTATGTGTTAAAAGTTTTATTAATGATTTTCTTCTTTTCGGTACATACACATCCAATTCATCTGAAATATCCATTTCCACTAAATGCGTTTGGTGTGTTAATGCATCGTTACCATTACCACTCAAATCAATTAAATTTCTATTTCTTGTTATAGAAGTATCGTAATAACATAATAATTTTTCTGAAGATTTATATTGTTTAAAATTTTCAGTAAGGGGATACATTTTGTTTTCAGATATTGCTTTAATTTCCGATTGAGAAAGTAATCCATCATATACTGCAAATTCTTTGATTATACCTTTAAACCAATTACCATCTTCATTTCTATACGGGTCACCACATCCTAAAAAGAAAGATGCTTCATCTTTGTAATCTTTAATTTTACAAAATTGTTTAACTTCCTTTCCATCTCTATTATATGTGCGTGATATTGTAGTTTCTCCAATGAAATCACCATCTTTATACATTGATATTTTTCCATTTAAAAAATCTAAATTGAAAATAATATTAACATATGTATTTGATGCTATTTGTGAATTTATAGAATATACATTGTTATCGGTATCCCAAGTTTCTACTTTATATCTTTTAAATGAATTAAAACTAATATTTGTATCATAGCCTGGAATAGAAAATATAGTATAATCATCCCATTCTTTATTTGGATTACAAACTATATCATCGGATTTAAATTTAGCAAGTATGGTTCTCGAGTTTTTAAAATCAAAAATATCATGCAATTTGTCAATTTCAACGTAAGAATTTTTACCATTAAAATATAAACCTTTTACCTTATTATCTGATTTTATGGTTTTTTTATCTAAAGTTAATCCTGCTTCCTTACATCTATAAAGAAGGTCATCATCTTCAAATCCCCATCCCCAATATTCATTTGAGTATCCATTGATTTGTTCAAAAATTGGAACAGGAAACATTGTTATTCCTCCAAAATATTCATCAAATACAATACGTTTTATATTTGGATTATCCTCAAAACCTGTTGCTAAATGTATTGGTGTTTCTGAATATGAATAATCTACTTTAAGTGGTATCATATCTACATCGTGAAACGCTACATATTTACAATCTAGCTTTTTAGCTCTTTCAAATCCAATATTTAAAAGTTTACCTCTATTAAACGGCTTTTCATCCAATTGTTCTACAATAATCAACTCGTATGGAATACCTTGCTTTTTTAAAGCAGCATCAACACTCTCTCTAAACATTTTTAGATGAGCTTCTCGATTTCTATATGGAACAATTATTCCTAATTTCATTATCTTTCAGAATCTTTTTTAGGTCTACCAGCTGGAGTTGATGATGGTGAATTTCCTTCAGCTGCATCTGCCATTCTTGTAACATTGTTGTGGAACTCATATAAATAATATTGAATTCTATCACTCCAATCTTGCTTTTCAATTTCTTCGAACCAAACAGTCAATGCATCTAAAGAATTTGCAATCTTTTCTAATGCTTTAACTTTTCTTTGTTCTAAAATTAGATTTTCAACAGCTTCTGCTGATTCTACTTGTTGTGTAACAACTTTTTTTGTACCTGCCATATTTGTTAGTTTAATTTAACTGAAATTCTTTTTATGTTTTTATCTATTTTGGTTTCGCCTGTTAATTTATAACTTACCGATGCTAATCCAAATTTAGGAATATCTTTATGATTTGCTTTAACTGATTCGTAAAAGAATATATTTTGATTTTCTACAAAATTCGGGTCTGGCTTTTTATAGTTATAATTCTCTAATATAGTGAATTTTTCTGAATTTTCCAAAATTTTAAATTTACCTAAACCAGATTCTGGCATATTAAATTTATAAGAGTATTGGAAATCTTCTTCTACTATTTTAGTTTGATTTGATATTAAAATTTGTCTAGCGTGATTTTTTAAACTAGCGGTATCGATATAAAATTGACCTACCATTTTATTAAATGATATATCGATTATGGGTTCAAATGTAGTAAGACCTTTATCGTAATTCTCTTTAAATACCAAATCAATTTCAGTATCAGTTAATGCATAATCAAAGCATAATAAATTTGATATTTTACCATTTAATTTATTTTTAAAGAAAAGAGAACCCATCCAAATATCTTTATTTGAAAAATCCATCAATGGTTTGGATGTATCAAAAAATACTTCATCTACCAAATTACCATTTACAAATAAAGATGCAATACCTTCAGCTGCATCAAATCTTAAAGTTATATGTGCCCATTTGTTTTTAATATCAGAATGATTCCACCATATTTGAATTAATTCACCATCTTCTAACCAATGTTGAAATACTAATGCTTCGTTATTTTTTACAAACAACCCAACATCATATCCTTCTTTAGCTATAATAGTTCCATCTTGTGATAAATTACCATTGATATATGCATCAAACGAAATTGTAAATGAATCTTGAAATAAATTATCCGTAATAGAATTCGATTTAATCATTAAAGAATCACCATCTTTAAATTCAAATGATGTTAATTTTTTTGTGATTTCATATTCGTTTTCACTAACATCTACTAATCTATGATATTTGTAAATATCTTTATCAAAGAACTTTATAGTAGGAAGTAAAACGCCATACTTATCCATTCTCCATAATAAATCCATATATTCAAATCCTCCACCCCAGTAATCGTTACTGAATCCATTTACTTTTTCAAAATCTTCTTTGGTTATTTTAAACACACCACCAATATATTGTGGATATGGTTTACCATTTTTGATATCCGAAATGTTACAGGACATATGGATAGGGCTCAAAAAATCGCCCGTATAATCGCAATTATCGGTTATTGGGATTAAATTTACATCGTGAAATATAAAATAATCACATTCATCTTTTAGAAGTTCGTAACCAACGTTACATAAACTACCATAATTAAATAAATCGGGAGATTGTTGCTCTATAAAATAGATTGTATAATCTAGCTTATCAGCTAAGAACCACTGCATGTGTGCAGCAAATTTGAATAGTTCTTCGTTTTTATCTCGTATCGGTACAACAATACCTAACTTCTTTTTTGACATAACCAAATATAACCTTTTATATAGATATAATTTCTTTTAATAAAACATTCCAATTTTTATAATTTTCATAATTTGCCGTTGGACAAAATTCGAATTTATATAAAGGATTTTCAACATCCAATTGAAATCCATTTGAACGTAGTGATTGATACATCTTTAAATATTCATGCGAATATGCATAATCTTTTTTAATATCAGCAACTGCTTTAATTCTATCTATTGATGTAGAATCCCATTTAAAATGATGAACCTGAACATTGTATTCATCAATTGGTGCTATTATTTCATTATCCAATTGTGGTCCCCATAATGTTTTAGTTCCAATTTTTGCATAATGTTGTCCATTTGTAATTTCTACATTACCCTTAACCACACATATTTTATTTGGACAAGCGTTACTCATTGGATATCTAAAAAAACCAGCCATTGGAAATTGACTGAATAAATTTTGGTTTGATTCAAATGGTTTTATTTCATTAAATTTACCATCTTCACCAATTCTATCCACAAACCCACCTCTTACTATATTCCACCCATTTTCATCACAATCATTTATAATTTCAGTTAATGGTTTTGAGTATAAGTGAAATTCATCATCATCGGAAACTATCCACCAATCGTTAGGATGTAAATCCTTTATAGCATTGTAAATAGATGTTACTGTTTCCCAATTGTATTCTTGCTCATCCGAATGTTTGTATAATTTTATCTTACTACCAAATAAATCGCATACTTTTTTTACATTATCATATTGATTATTTTTAGTATCGTATGCTACAACATAGATTTCATCTACTATGTTAATATAGTGTTGTAACATGTATGGAAGTGTAGTTGTTCTTGCACCTGTTACAGTAACTAATCTTATCATATTTTATTTTTAGTAACTACTGCTAAACCAGTAGATGTAGTTTTATGTGTAAAGGTAAGGAAATTTTTTAAATTTACCAAATTATATTTAGGATTATTTTTTAATTCTTCAATAAATTTTGCAGGTCCATCGAATTCTGCGAAATCAGTTTTTTGTGTATCGGGAACTAAAAACGTATTATGATAGGATTGGTCTGTGTCGTGGATTGTTATAATTCCATTTTCTGACATTATTTGTGCATATAATTCAAAATCTTTTTTAACTCCTTCATATGAATGGTCGCCATCAATATGTAAATAATCTATCTTAATATCTTGTCTTACAAAATAATCATAATATGCTCTTTCAGAAGTTTCAATTATAACTTGTGGTGCAAAATGTTCTCTTAAAAAACTATTTTCATTTGTCCAATCGGTAAATCCACCAACGCCATTTGCTGCATCAATTACAATTGTAGTTCCAATATCTCCCCACTCATTTGATGGATTTCCTTCGAATATTCCTTGCTCCCATAAATCGTGTCTTGATTGTGTCATAAGTCGTGGAATGAATCCACCTCCCGTTCCAATACAAACGCATACTTTTGCTCTAATAAATTGTATAAGAGAATATATCAGTAACCCATCGCCTAAATGTAAATCGGTTGCACCATGCGACCAGCGATATTTTACAGGCTGATATGTTATATTACCTTCTTCATCGTTTGTATGATTGTTGGTAATGAAATTTTTTACTAAATTTAAATTGATAAGACTTTGCATATTTCAATAACCCATTTATTTTTATCGGTATATTTTTCCAATCCTTTTTTCAATCTATCGAATTGCTTTTTATTTTTTTCAAATCCATCTTCCAATATTCTTAAATACTGATAATGAAATTGCTTTTTATTCATTGCTCTATATCGGTATTTGATATCTCTCATCCAATCCGAATGTATTATTGGTAGTTTACCATTATCAATCGCATCAAATATTGCATATCCAAATGGCTCCTTTGTATAGCATCCGTGGAATATCTTAAATTTCTTTTCAAAGAATTTATGATGAAACCGATAATCAAATTCTATAAAAGTATGAACATCATCATTTATCTTACTACCCTCTAACATTCTTTTGTAATCGTATTTGTTTGAGAATATAAAAGCAGGAATTGCATCCAAATAATGTGCATTCTTTCGTGTTTCACATCTAGCCGCATATCCAATTTTATTACTTGCTACATCTTCAAATGGCCTATTATTCTTCCATTCATAGTAGTTTGGTATTGTAATTGTATTTGGAAAATATGTGTGTATTGTATCTTTTTCATAACCTATCCATACAATATTTTTAGAATTATCCAAAATATCTTTTTGCCAATGCCAATCTAATCTTGTCATTAGATTTTCGTATTCATCATTTAATCCTAACATATCGGGAATAAATGCATGAACAAATGTCGTATGAGTTTTGTGAAGATACTTTTTGATTATAGGATTTGGTTTATATGAATGGTGTAAAAAAACTATCTTATCACATTCATCTAATATCTTATCTATTTCTTCATCGTTTTGAAAAGTGTAGATTGCATCTTTTTCTGGTAATAAAGGTCTACCATCAACTACAATTTTGTAATCTTCTTTAATCAATGGTAAAACATTCTCAATAAAGTTATTACACCATATATCAGAACCCCCTACTATATTTTTTCCGTAACCCGTTGTTATGAATACTATCATATTATTTATTTATCACACCCACAATCATCTAATTCGGTATAATGTAAAAATAGTTGAATTGCAAATTGCTTATCACTACATTTAAGTTCATCTCTCCAATGTTTTGTAATTTTACCATCCACTAATCCAGCGAACCCTTGTATTGTGGGATATCCTACTTTACCATTCTCATTGGTAGTATCTTCAACGTATAAAGGCCAATCATTATCTAAATTTGAAAATATACAAACCGATATAGTCCAATCTAATTCAGGTCTATCGTTATGCGGTGGTAATGTAGAACCATTTGTATAAATTCTGATATATGGGTTTGCCGTTTTTACTTTTACACCTACTACGTCTTCTACTAATGGTAAAAATCTACCCAATAAATACCAAGTAATTGGAGTATTTCCTCCATATGAATTTTTATAAAATTTATTATCGGTTTCTAAATTTATTTTACCGGTATCTTTAAAATGAAAAAATTCTTTTACTATGTATTCACATTCGTATTCGTTCAATATTTTTCCTAAATCAAAATGCATATATTTTATTTTTTAAATTTTGATTCTCTAATCCACACAACTGCAATATATTTAGTTCCACTAATAACAGGCAATCCCGCATGTAAACTTTCATAATCTACATTATCATCTGGCGTAACATTACTCCATAATAGTAATCTACCAATTCGTGGAGTTATTTTTAATTTTTTTAATGGAAATTCGGTTTCTCCTCCTTCAAAATTATCATTCAGATAAAATAAGCAAGTCATTATACGCTGACCACCTAATTTAATATGTTCCGAATAATATTCTTCATTTTGATGAAAGTAATCGGTATGAGTTTTGAATTCTCCACCTATTTCATATTTAACAATATGAACTTCTTCTTGGTTTTCAATAGGGTTTCCGGTCATTATGGAAACCATAGATTTTACTTTTTCAACGATTTCATCGGGTTCTCTTAACCAACTACCATCTGCGGTTCTATATCCCTCTATTTGCTTACCCAATGTTCCAGCTGGTGCGAAGTTTTTAGAACCTAATTTTATTAAATGCTCACACTCATTTAGTGTCAATACATTATCTATAATTGTAACCATTTTATTTTATTATATGTATAAATATATATCATTTATTTATTGATAAGTTCGTAACCACGTCTTAACATTGTTGTAAAATTTATTTGATTTAAATTTAGATACATCCCAATTTGTAAAATCTTTTTTTGCAAATAATGGGTCACACGAATAGTGACAAAAATAATGTTGTTCTTCATCTAATTCATTTATATTTGGTACATATGTGTTATTTTGTGATATACATTTTATTTTATGATTATGACATGCAATTTGAAATCCAGCCATAGCGCCCCACCATCCAAATTTATCATTTGGGTCTAATCCATCTATAAGCTTTTCTGAAATTTCTATAATATCTTTCAGTATTTTTTTTAATGTTTTTACATTTATAATAATTGGCACAAATCCACCATCCATATATGAATAGTCCGTATGTTCTAAATATTTCTCAATTTTATAAAAATTATTTTTGGTTGGGTCTTTAATGTGCATATGCCAGTTTTCATATACATCGCAAGTAATTGCTTCATCATCATTTGGTAATATTCCATCATAAATTTTTAATGGAACTACATCGCAATCTATTATACACAAAATTGTATCATCGGACATATTATCTATCATATATTTTAATGGATAAAATACATTTATAGAATTATAATGAGAATGAGTTTTTGATATATCCAATTCTTTATGAATTCCTGGTAATAGCTTTGATTTCAAATCAATACTCCAAGGAATACTCACAAATGTAGTATTATGTTTATTTCTATCGACTACTACAATTATTGAATTATTAAAAGCATTATCGCCATAAAGTTTTATTTGAAAAAATTGAAATAAAGAAGTTTGAAATCTAAATAATTCAACAGGTGCTGCAATTGGTATAGTTATTATTCTATTTGCATTATAATTTTTTATTTTAGTGTAAATATCATCGGCAATTAATTTGTAGCCAATAGTATTGGGATGATAATCTCCACCTAAAAATGTGTTTTCTTTATCAACTTTTCTAAATCCATATTCCCAACAACTTTGTTTATTTTCGGCTTCCCATTTTACTAAAGTATCACTAACACATCCATCTATATTTATAAACCGTGTAAGATTTAAATGAGAATATTCAGAATATTCTAAATTTGAAAAGGTTGGAAAAAAGGAATTTATAATAAAATAATTATAACCATTTAATTCATTAATAATATTTCCAACATCGTTAATTGGGTTACCATAATTTCTATATGGATATGATAACATAACAATAATTAAATCATCCTTTGTTAGCAAAGATTTCCATTTAACTATATCTTCGTAAATTTCATTATTTGATTTATTACAAAATGCTAAATTTACAAATGGTACATCGTATCTATTTGATAAATATCTTGGCCAACCATTCATCAATCTAAGATAATCGATAAACAAATTTGGAGATATAATTTCTTTATATTGTATATCGGTTTCAACTCCGTGTCCAGCAGTCCAACTATCTCCAAATGTAACTAATCTATTCATATATTTTTAATTATACTTCATCAATAGGGCCGCCTGAACAACCTTGAACAGATGTTATAAATGAACCATCCCAAAATCTAACTTTACTAGCAATTCCATCGGTGTACCACCCACTATAAGCTGGTGTTCCACTACTATCCATGTATATAGCAGATACATCGAATGCCCAATTTTCTCCATTTGGAATATAATATCCAGCATATCCATTTGCCGCACTACACGCATCAGCAGAAGTACCTGCGGCTGATAGATATATTAATTCCGGTGCTACGGCTGGAGTAGGTGTTGGAGCTACCGGCGTTGGTGTAGGTGCTACATATTCAGGTGTTGGTGGAGTATAATCCGGCGTTACATCGGGAGTTGGACTCGGTGGATAGTAAGTTGGAGTAGGTGCCACATAATCCGGAGTTACATCCGGTGTAGGAACAGTTGGCGTAGGAACAGTTGGTGTAGGAACAGTTGGTGTAGGTGTTACCGTACATCCAACGCAAGCGGCTGTTGGGCTTGCACTAATTGTACCGGCTCCATCTCTTCTAAATCTACGAGTAACTCTTGAACCATTTTCTGTATGTGAAGCGAAAAATGGTGAGGTGTTACCTAAATCATTTGTTACTGCAAATGGTAAATCTAATATTTTTGTAGCATCACATAATGTAGTTCCATAGATTGTAACTAATATAGTTCCATAATCGCCACCATCGCACGCTTCCTGTGCACTACCCGCAGCAATTGTTATATATATTTCCGTTTCCGGTATCGTAGGAGTTGGTGTGGGTGGTGTGTAGTTCGGAGTAGGCACATCTGGAGTTGGAGATGGAACATATGTAGGAACTACGGGAGTTGGCGTTGGTGTTGTCGGAGTCGGTGCGCCACTATAATTATAAAATTCAGACATTACATCGGGTGTATTGAATTTACTAAGACCCGTAGCGGCTAAAGCAATAACGTTATACTCCCTCAACGAATTTGAAGAAGTGTTTAACGCAGCTTTAATAGCCGACATCGTAATCGCACCTGAAGATGGTAATGGCATTATTTATTCGTTTTTAGTTCTTCTATTTCTTCTTTTAATTCTTTTATACTTTCAATAAGAAGTGCTACGATTTTATCATATCTAACTGCTTTGAATCCGTTATCACGCGTAGTTACCAATTGTGGTAGTACTACTTCAATTTCCTGTGCAATCACTCCAATATCATTTCCTTTATTTGTATGAATATCTTCATATCCTTCTTTCCAATCATAAGTATATCCATTTATTAAAGATATTTTTTCAAGAGGGTTTTCAATTCTTATTAAATTATCTTTTAATCTAATATCGGATGAGGTATTTGCAGTAACATCGCCGGTAACTGTCAATCCACCGCCAATTTTTACGAAATCGGTTTCATTAGCACGTTTTACTTCCAAATATTTAGAAGTATCGTAAACAACTTGGAATCCGCCGGCTGATAATTCGGTTTTTGATACCGGAACTGCTGCACTAATTGAACCCAATAATGGTGTTCTCATATACAACTGAAATTCAGCGGGACCTGGTAAGTTTGATGATTGTAATGTTGCAGCTGCGTAAACATTGTTTAATACAGGCGTTATATAATATGTTCCTGCTTCTAATACGACAGATGTACTCAATGTAAATGTTCCATAGGTTTCAGTCATCGTATATGTTCCTACTTGATTTAGAAAAGCATCATAAGAGACCGGCTGAACTACATATTCAGTTCCCGATGGTGTTACTAATTTAAATCCATATGAAAAATTCCATTCCATATAAATTAAATTTTTATTCATATGGCTATCATCGCCTGATGCAGCAAATGTACCACCTGTACCAGAGACTGTTGCTGAAATTGTACAAGTAGAACCAATCAAAGCGTTTCCTGAACTTATTGTGAATGTAGATGTGCTTGGTCCTAATAAATCGGTATTATTTGTATATGAATAAACTGGACCAGATTTGTTATCATAAAATTCATAATTTATGGGGGTATTGTATGAGCTAATTGATGATGGGGATGGTGAAACGCTTCCAGCCGATTTATCTGAAAGAGTTGTATTTGTATTTATATCCACTACAATCGCAGAACCATTATATAATTCCATAGCTGGTCTTCCTGCTGCTAATTGTAATTTTTTAGTTCCTACTGCTGCATATAAGTTTGGGCCAGTTAATACCCAATCTCCAATAAATCCTTCGGTAGCAGTAATACGACCTGCCACATCCACATTAGCTGCAGTTAATTTACCACTTGAATTTATGTTTGCGTATGTTGCACCACTTCCTAGCGATAAACTACCACCTGTCAATGTTAAATTTGTAGCAATAACTGCTCCCGCTTGTGATACTCTAAATGGAGCATCATCAAATGCCGCATTACCAACATAAATACCATTCGAATCTGCTTTAAAAATATTATTACCACTACCCACCGAAATAGAGCCGCCGCTATTTAATGTTGCTGCACCACCTGTCAAAGTTGTATTACCCAATGTCCACCCACCTATCGTTCCACTTGTAGCGGTTAAAACACCCGCAGGAGTTACTCTAAATGGCGCTGAAGCAAATGTGGCATTACCTAAATAGATTCCATTTGAATCTGCTTTAAAAATACTATCACCACTACCAATTGAAACACTACCATTAAATGTTCCGGTTGCCGCACTCAATGCTCCACTAAATGTACCACTACCATTGATTGTAAGAGTATCACCATCCCACAACAATGAACCACTTGAACCTTTTAATGATAATTTTTGTGCAGTTGAATCAGTTCCTAAAAATATACCGGTTTGGTTATATCCTTTTGTTGATTGTCCAATTGAAATGTATGGAGATGTAGTTCCACCGGCAATAGTAATATTTGCATTGCCCGATGTATTTGTACCAACATTTATAGTTTGCTTAACATATGATTCTCTAAATATGGCAATTTCTGCTGCTACAAAAAATGAATCAGTTCCTAAAGATTCCCAAAATGCGGTTTGAGTATCCGGTTGTTTATTTAAGTTTGTAGTTGCATTTACTTTTGTTGCGTAATATGTTCCATTATATAAAACCGCATCTCTACGAGTTGGAAAATCGCCCGTATCGTAATAAGTTGTAGAAGAGCTCCACGGACCTCTAAATACAACACCAGGCCCGTCTGCACCAGGTGCACCATCGTTTCCATCAGTTCCGTTTGTACCATCCGTACCATCGTTTCCTTGTGCGCCGGCTATTGCTTTTGATATTACAAATTTAATTGTAGAGGTTCCCGAAGTTCCCTCCGAATCAATATATGAAATAGTAACAACGCCGGTATTATCGGTTGATGATATGCCCGTAACATCTATTGTAGATGTAGATGGAGTAGTACTTGCTACAGTTACACCCGTTACATTTGTAATTTTGTATTGAGATGTTGTTAATGTGCTTTGATTATATGTTAAAGCAGATGAACCTTCAAATGCGGTTAAGACTGGGTCTACTATTGTACCTGTTAATGTTCCGGCACTATCCGCAGCCACTGTTTGAGATGATGGGGTTATTGCAAATGTAATAGCAGGTGGTGCTTTTTTAACTTTTGATAAACTCAATGTATCGGTTACAGTTCTACTTACACCTTCGGAATCGGTAACTACCGCCGTTATAGTTATGGTAGTTGAATTAGTTCCATCTGCTAAAGTTCTACCATTCAAAGTAACAACTCCCGTTGTATAATCGGTTACAATAGATGAAATATCCGAAGATGTTGCGGTTAACGATGATAAACTTTTTGAAGTAGTTGCACCATTATAAGTTTCGTTTACACTTATGGTTACATTTGAAAACGCATCAATTTGTACACCCGTAGATTTTGCTGAAACCGATTGTACTTTATTTGTAGAAGATATTGCTAATACCGGTGCTGCTTTTTTATTTTTTGTATAAGTTACTATCTTTACAATATCGGTCGTATCACCGGCACCATCCTTATAATTAATTGTGATATCCAAAGAACCACTATCTGCTGTTAGATTAGTTATACTATATGCATTTTCGGATGGATTACTATTATTACCACCATTTGGAGTACAACCAGTTCCACTTAAATTGGTAATTGCAAATGTATTATTAGCTCTAGCACTATCATTATCATCATCAAATGTAATAGTTTCATTTCCAACTTTTACATTAACGGAGCCTGAAGTAAAATAAAATGAACCACTTGCTACAAATCCATTAGAAAGTGCTGGCAATGATGCGTTATCATTTGTAAGAGTTGCAGATAATCCATCCAATATTTTTACAGGAGTTATCTTTATTGCATCTGAAAATTCATTTCCAAATTGGTCTGAACCCGAAATGAAATATGTAGTTTCTCCCGTTCCGTATGGATATGCCGTACCGGCTATCGTATAAGTATCTACTCCATTTGTTGCATTTGTAGATACAAATGTTAATGGTGGTTTACCACTTCCCGAATTTACAGTTAATGGTGTTGTTGCGGATGCTAAATTTTTACGTTTAGCTTCAATGGTTATTGTTTGACCGGATGGGTTTAATGATAAATCAGTTGCTTTATAAATAAATTGATTAGTATTAGATGTTACAAAAACACCCGGTGCATTTTCACCATCTTCAAATCTATAAATAGTCTCATATTCTTCAACCCCTTCACACGATGCGGTATAAACAATCGAACCCACCACTACACTACTAACACTTCCACTAAATTTTGCTATACTCAATAATGCACCGGCATCACTTACATTTGAAAGTGCTCCAGGATATTCTCCGGCATATGATGCTGGTAATATATAATTACCATTAACATCAAATGATGCACTTGAATAAGTTATTGAACCTGTAAAGTTTGTTCTTTGTGTTTTAAATCTTACAAATTGAGTTGGAGGATTACCTACTGAACCCGATGAAAATCTAAATGCCGTTCTATCTGATTCAAATGTTAATAACTTTGTAATAGTATTTGAACCTCCCGTAAAATTAGCACTTGCGGTTACTGCAACCGGAACGTAATTATTATTTATATCGTAAAATTCAAATTTAAAATTAAAATCTTCATCACCAACAACAGTTGGCATGGATGTTATAAATGAAACACTATCCGGTGAAAATGCAGTATCTTGTGATAATTTTAAAGATAAATTTCCAATATGCCATGTTCTATCGGATGAACCACTCCCCATCAAATATAAACTAGCGGTAGGTTCTGATTTTGATAATGAAAATTGAATTACACTATCTTTTAAATTTTTAGTAGGAACGATTCCTTCCAATGAACCAATTAATACTTCACCATTATTAGACCCACTAATGAATATATTCAAATTAGAAGCTGTAACAGCGGATGCATAAACTGCATCTATTCCAAATTCATATACGCTATTTTGGGATAAATTTAATGAAGATGTATATGTAAATTTAGCAGAATCGTTAGTGGCAACTAACATAACACCATTATCTACTTTAGTAGAATCCAATGTTGCATACATTCCTGGAGAGGTTGTCCATAATTTCTGCAATACTTCAGATGTGAACAATCCGGCATTTCCGACTACACTACCACTTAAATCATATGAAGTTAATTCTTCTTTGGATTCAACCAAAATATCCTGAATCATATCATAGTCGGAAATATCTCCTAATGATGTTCTGAATACCTTTATACGTTTAATATCTCCAGCGAATGTATCCATTTGAGATAATTTAATATCTGCAAATGATTGGTTTATTCCCGTATTTACTTTTAATCCACTATTTGAATCAATTCTATATATTGGAGATACTATTTCAGAAATACTTACGGCTGGTCTTCTATAAAATCTAACTTTTGTAGTGTTTGCTAATGTAGGATTTACATTAACTTTCTTTTGCCATTTTACATTATAAGTACCTTGCCATTCTAATGGTATAGGACTTAATAATCCATTATCATCGTAATAATTACTTAACTCTCCTAATATTGTAATTGTACACGGACCATATGCCGTTGTATCGGGATAAATGTAAACTGCTACAACCTTTGATACACCTTCATAATATTCTACTGGAAAGGATTCACCATTTATATTAGTTAACAAATATCCTTCACCTGGCTCGTGATATATGATTTCACCAGCCGCATCTTTAATTTCTATTTTTATTAAAGTATCAGCTACTAATTCATTTGAGCCGGCAATTAAAAATGCGTTTTTACCACCTGTAAATGTATCGGGTAGTTCTGTTATATTAAAATATCTACTATTTGGATTTGTATCTTGTACAAATGTATTGTATCTATCTAAATTTTCAGCAAATAAGGTTTTCTTTGTTACAGCCATTTATGAAATTTCTTTAGTATAAATATTCACAAAAAATTATTATCCAATATTTATATAAAGAAAACTAATGAAAACTAAAGAAAACTAAATGTTATGAAATACGCTATGTTACAAATAAAAAAAGAAACCCACGAACTTCTCAAACAATATTGTGAAGAACATGGGTTTAAGATGGGAAGTTTAGTTGAAAATCTAATTAAGAAACACGTTGGTGTTACTAAACCTCAAGCGGGTGTGTTAAGAGCTGATAAGGTTAAAAATCAATCTTACTAAACCCATCTACTTTCTTTATTTCTATTAATCCATCTACGATATCTCTCATTTGTTCTAAGTGAGAAATCATCCAAATGAAATCAAATTGAGTTTTTAAATACTGCATCATCATAAATAAAGATGATAAGTTATTTGCATCCAATGTACCAAATCCTTCATCAATTACTAAGAAGTTTGGACGAGGTAATCCGCAAATGTTAATTAGAGCTACTCTAATTGCCAATCCACTTACGAATTTTTCCATACCACTACACATTTCCAAAGGCCATTCTTGGTCTTCGTAAACAATCTTTGCATTAATGGATTTACCATCAATATCCATTACGATACTAAAATCAACAACTTGTGCAAGTATATTATTGATTTCATTTTCAATAACAGGCATTGCTTTTGAAATTAATTCATATGGAATACCATCACGCTTCACCGCATCTAAATAATAAGTGTATAGGCGGTTCTTTTCTTCCAATTCCTTAACTTCATCCATCTTAGATTTAATACCTTCTATAAACGATTCTAATGAAGAAATAGAACCATTCAATCCTGCGATATCTTTATTGATTGATTTAATTTCGGATTCAATTTCACCTTTAGTTCTATTTAATCCATCGATTAACGATTCAATTTGCTTATTACGTTTGATGGTATCCTCATTGTCGTGATATTTTTGGATATTATCTTTAACTGATTCTAATTGATGTTCTAATAATTGCTCTTTGGTATCTAATCCTTCTAATTCGGCTTCTGATTTTTCCTTTAATACGAGTGCTTTACCATATTTGGATTGTAAATCCAACATAGTATCATATTGAGATTTAGCATCTGCAAACATACTCATAATATTAGAAAATCCACTAACATCATTCATTGCTTCATCTACATTAACCTCTAAATATTCCAAATCCTCTTTTGCTTTCATTGCATCCTTTACGAATACATTATCACAACAAAATTTACAATTAGGGTCATATTGATGCGAATCCAAATGTTTAATTTTTTCTTCCGCTGCTTCTAAAGTTCTTTTAGCAACATGGTAAATATTATTTGCCACATTGTAATCTTTTTCGGCTTGAATATAACTTCCATTTGCATCTTCAATATCAATGTAATTATCATCAGAAAGATAAAACTTTTTATTTTCTTCAATTGATGCAGATAATTCACTTATAGCAATTGTAGATTTTTCTATATTCTCAACTTTAGCCTTTTTTTCTGCTAAAATATGTAAAATATCTCTACCTATTGAATTTTGCTGCTTAGTTAAACTATCTAAATCTAAATTACCATCTATTGGTGTTAACTCTTTTGTTAATCCTAATATTTTATCCGATAAATCGTTTAAATCAATTGTTCTACTTTCTAAAGTTTTTTCTAATCCTCTTAATTCGGATTTTTTGGTTTGCTTTTCTAAACCTTTCTCAGCCAATTCAGATGTGAAATCCGTTCTTTTAAAGTTTTTGATTAATACTGAAACTTCCTTTATATCTTCGGTAGCAGTTTCATATAATTTATCAAAAATGTTTAATCCCATAAATTGTGCTAATAAATCCTTTCTCTCCGATTGAGATTTATCAATGAATATAGAATTATTACCTTGTAAAGATAAAGCGGTCAATACGAAATCTTCATACTTACCAACATATTGTTCAATTACAACATTTGTATCTCTACGTTCCGTTCCATTTAATGATGTAACTACACCACCTTCTTCTTTCCAAAATTGAACATCTACTTTTACATTCTTTCCTTTATTAATAGTTCTTGCGGTTCTTTTAATGTGAAAATCGATTCCATCTACTTGGAAATGTAATTCACATTCAAAATCACTTTTACGATTGTTTAATATGTTTTGTGCTTTAAATGCTCTACTACATTTATCAAATAAACAAAATGATATTGCATCGAATAAAGATGATTTACCACTAGCATTAGGAGCAAACAATCCCATCAATCCTCCTACTTTGGTAAAATCAATTTTATTTGCCTCACCATAGGAGAACATATTACTGAACGTAAATTTAATTGGTTTCCAATTAATGTTTCTATGAATTTCTTCTTGTACAATTCTACTATTGATATCTCGATTGATTACTTCCAATCCATCTAAATCCGTAGTGGTAGTAAACGGCATCATTCTCTGAACATAATCTCTTATAAGAGTATTTTGATAGTTTGTATCGGATACATCTTCAAAATCCAATTTAGATAAACGATTTCCCGTCTTTTGTTTATTAAATGAATCGGTTCTGATAATTGTGAAATCCTCAACACCATATCTCATCTTAATTTCAGTAATTACTTTCTTTGTATCAGATGTATCGGTATTAGATAAACGAACTCTTAAACGAGGTTTCTTTGGCATATCCGTTACAATTGGAACTACACCATTATCTACATCTAAAGTATAATATCCATATTCATTTGGGATATCAATTGCTTCATATTTAAATGAATCCAAATCCCAAACTAAGAATCCGTGTCCGTTTAAACTTTCACCAAAGTTTTGTTGTACCAATGAACCGGCATAAACTACTTTACATCCGCTTGGAGAAATCATAGTTTGTCTTTTATGGATATCACCTAATAAGGCTAAATCGTATCCATTGAACATATCAGTTGTAAAATGTCTACTACTTACAACATATCCTACATCGGTTTGGGAATTATCAACTGGTCCGTGAAATAGTGCAATTTTTTTGTTTCCACTTAAAGTATCTGCTTTAGGCCAATTAGATTTATCATCAAATATACTGAATACACCAAAATCCACATCACCAATTGAATAAACTTGCGTATCTCTCAAATATGTAAAATTTGGTAAGTTCAATGCTTCAACAATTGGAGTAAGTACATCCAATCTATCAGAATTATTCATATTACAATCGTGATTACCTGTGATAAGGATTGTTTCACAATGTTTAGAACATTCTGTAAATAACCAACTAATCTCTCTAACCAATTCTGGCGAAAGTTCTAATTTAGCATGAGCAATATCACCTGCTAAATAAATGATTGAATTTTCCGTTCCTCTTTTACGGATTTCTTCAAACATTTTTTCAAACACTTGTCTATACTCTTTGTGTCGTTGTACATTACGAATATGTACATCGGCGATGTGATAGATTGTTTTTAGTTTTTTCATAAACTATTTATTTTGCTTAATAGTAATTCTTCGCTTGAAAACTCTTTAGTTTTCTTTAGTTCTTCATAAAATTTTTCGTATCCCATATCCGATGCATCTTTATCTTTCAGATACATCATCTTTACATTTATTCCTTGCTTTCTAAAATATTCAGCGGCTTTAAGTGCTTCGTTAATAGCATCGTTATCTAATGAAATAACAATATCACTAACTCCATTCATAAATATTTTTTCTACTAATTGCTTTGATGGGAATTTACCCAACAAAGGAATTGCGTTTCGTTTGATTGTAATGGCATCAAATACCCCTTCACATAATATAATTGGTTCATTCCAATTAACTTGCGATTCGAATCCAATTATATTTTTACTGATTGGTGGATTTTTATATTTCATCTTCTCTTCCGAATAGTATGAACGAGAAACAAAATAATTTAATTGTCCATTTGAATCGTATGATGGAATAATTACTCTACGAGCATACAATCCTTCTTTACAATATCCAATATTATATTTTATGATTTCTTTCATACTAATTCCTCTTTGAGTAAGATAGAACATAGCATGTTTATATTCGGGATTGAATCCCTTTGGTTCTTCTGATAATGAAATGAATTCTTTTGGAAGTTGTATGAATACCTTTGTTTCAGCATCTTCTTGCTGTGGTGTCCAACTACTATCTCCATAAATTTCTCTAATAAGAGATATAGTTTTTCTATCTACATCCAATTTACGAAGTAAGGATGTAAGCTTTTTACCACCACTATTACAAGTCCAACAATGCCATTTTTGAGTTTCGGTATTTACTTGCAGTTTAGGTTTGTGGTGATTACAAAATGGACAGTGAAATGCCAATTCGTTACCCTTTAGAGTAAGACCATTACCCAATACATTAGTAAGGGCATTAATTACCTTATTTTTATCATTGCTACTTAACACAAAACAAATATACTACAAATATTTGATATTACCAAATTTTTATGGTTCTAAAAACCAAGAATCCGGTATTTCTTTATCTGCGTATTTGAATCCATTTTTTTCACACCACATTCCGTAGGTGGTTTTTGAATTTTTACTGATTTTGTTCTTTGAGTTTGAAAAAACAAAGCGAATATCCAATGTTGGATGTTGTTCTTTTACCAATTGGTGCTTTTTTCGGTCTGCGGCAACAAATCTACCTTTAGTTTCAACTATAATACCATTTGGTAATTTGAAATCAGGATTATAGGTATGCTGAGTAGCAGGTACAATATACGGAATCTTTTCTGATTCATATTGTACTACAATACCTTTACCTTCAATTTGAATTGAAATATTTTCTTCAAGACCGGATTTAAATCCATATTTTCTAGCAACCCATGTGCTAGATTTTTTTGTAACTTTTTTGGCCATTAAATTATTTTTTTACTGAATCAGAGTATTTCTTATCGTTAACTTCTCCACCTCTTCCGGTTTTGAATTTAGCGGCAGTTAATACTTGCTCATCAGCTTTCTTCAAATCATTTGTAGTATATGGAGTTTTTGCATTTACTCCTGCTTCAAATGAAATCTTATCAACACCAAGTGCTGATTTATTTGCTTCGTATAAATCTAAAATCTTTGACATAATGTGTTTTCTTTAGTATAAATATAAATTAAGTATCAAAACGGATAATAAAGTTTACAGGCATTTCTGGCTCCGATTTAATTGGTTGTGGAAGTTTAGCCACAGCTACTAAATCGCAATTATCATCATATAATCCAATGGTTGTAATATATGGTGCTAAGAATGAGCCCGTAGAATCTATTGAACCACTTAAATCGTGATGTTCAAATCCTGCATAAGTTGCTGGATTAGAACCACTATATGAACCTGTAAATCTGAAATCTAATGTGTTACCATTTTCTAAAGTAGATAGTTTACGAATATATTTAACACCAGGCGTAGTGGTTGTTTTATAAATTTTACCATCTGAACCCGTTATATATTCATCTACTCTATCAACCTCCACAATTGCGGATGGATTTTGTGAAATGTTAAATTCATCATTATTTACAATCAGTAAATATTCGTGCTCATAAATCGTTTTTGTTGATTTGTAAGTAAGATTCCAACTTCCTAATAATAAATCATTTACATTTCTAGTTATAACAATTAAACCTTGTGTATAGAAAACATTACCAATTTTACTAACTCCAGCTGCTCCTTGTAAGAAAGGTATATTGGCTATCACTAATACACCACTATTAACATCAAAGCTAATAATTTCAATAGGGTCATAATCTTGTCCATTATAACTTAAATTAAAAACTCCATTAGAAATATCAACATCACCAACTCCGGTTTGAAACGATGCGGTATATCCCGTACCCAATAAATCCGTAAAAAGTATTTCGTTATTTTCGGTATCAATACTTGCAACTGTAACGCTATCACCGGCGGAATCAATTAAATTTCCATTACTATCATCCGCATAAATTTTATCGCCATCGGTCAAAATAGCAGAACCTTTTTTTATTCCTTCACCAATTGATATTTGCGGTATAGAAATTACTTTAGCCGATGTTCCTAAATATCTATCTCTAGCTGCTGCTAAAGTTTCATATTCATTTGTTTTATCGCCAAATCTTAAAAATGGATTATCTTCATTTCCATTATAAAATTGAGCTCTTAATTGTCCATATAAAGAATGTTTATTATATGGAATACCATTTAAATAACCAATAGTTGGCGTAGTTTCATCCGTTGATGAATACGAACCCTCTTCAGCTACTAACAATGAAGCACTAGCTGATGTTTTATCCCACTCTTTATAAGCCTTAAAAGGTCTTATACTAATATCTGATTTTGGTATCCTTTTTAACATATCAAGTATAAATATCGAATTAACAAAAAACCCCCATTGAAGGGGGTTAGATGTTAGTTATATTCTCTGATTAGAAATCTAATTTAACTTTGATTGCTACCTCTTTATCAAATGATTTTGCAATTGGTTGAGATGTTTTAGCTACTGCTAATAACTCATTTGCATCATCATAAAGACCTACAGTTGTAATATACACTTTAGGGTCTTTTTCGAAAGATACATTGGCAAATGCTCCAACCGAACCACTTACGAATGTTGGGTTATTTGAGAAGTTAAATTCTCTGTTGTTTGCTCTTACGAAATAGTGAGATGTAGAAACATTTTCAGTTCTTCTTGCTTGGAAATCAGCTCCTTTTTTCAATGCATCGAATAATTTTAATGAACCCGATACTGAACCCGATTGGTGGTATTTAAGAGTAGTTGAACCAGCTGCTGTCATCAATGTACCATCTACCGATGCTGATAATGCGTTTGGATTCAATAATATAATACCCATATCAGGATAGAATAAACCAAAACCTTCTCCGTTTGATGCAGTATAAGTATTGATTGATGCAGTTAGTGCTGAGCCAATATTCAATGAACCACTAACTAAGTTATAAACTCTACCTGCAGTTGTTACATTTTCATCAGTTCCACCACTATCATCAATTAAAGTTACTAAACCAACTGAACCAGAAAGGTTGATTGAAACGTTACCTGGGTCTAATCTTTCTTTGTATCTAGCTCTATTTACGTTAATTGCGTAGAATGATGTTAAATCATGTCCATTTGCAGTTGAACCACTATATACACTAAAGAATGAATCTGCACTATCTAATAATACATTTTTAAATTGATTGTATATAGCTTTAGTTGATAATGTAGATGAATCATCTTGCGTTAAGGTTGGTGCACCATATCCATTATAATCACCATATGCAATTGAGAATTGAACCTCCGCTGTATCAGATGATGTTGCTGCGTTATATACATCTAAGTAATACTTACCCGTTGCCGAATTATGTTGCAAAGATGATGTAAAGAATGTAGCTAAAGAACCCGTATCACCACTCCATATTCCAGAAGTTACAATTTCCGTTCTATTAGTTACTTTATCAATAGCACCAAATTTTTTGTAAATACCATTAGTTACAGTTGTTAAATCTGAACTAATTTGCTCTCCTTCTCCCAAAAATTGATTTACGATTCTAACTAATTCGTTAGTATCTACGGGAGTTCCTGCGGTGCTTGCTGCTCCGGCTAAGTATTGAGATAAATTACTTGCTAAGAGTTGTCCTCTATTATCTTTAATTAATGCCATAGTTTAAATTATTGAACGTATGTTACGGTTACTGGAATTGTTTGTGAACCACCCGTTTCGTTACCATAAACAGTTATTGTTGTTCTGATAGTCGAAGTCAATGATGGGTTTGGAATAAATTTGAAAGTTAAACCTTTCGATACCGATGCGGTAGCAGATACATCATCACCAATGAAAATAGGTACTGAACCTACATCAGCCGTTACACCCTCACCTACAATATCACCAGCGTTTTTATTAGATAATACAATAGTGTATCCTAATCTTCTATTTCCGGCAGGAGATGTAGTTGGAGAAAGAGATACTTCACCACTTCTTTGATTAACTGCAATATTAGGAACACCAAATTCCACAACAGGAATACGAGTTGTATTCTTTGGAAGTGTTACTAATTTATACTTCATTACTTGCGTTTCATCCGGATTAGCTTCTAATACAGGCATATTTCTAATAGCTGCATCATAATAAGCAGAACCTAGCGGATGAGCTGGTTCATAAAGTGTGTAATCGATTTCATCATCTGCCAATGCAAATTGAGTGATGTTTAATCCTTGTCCAGCTGCTAATTTTTCTCTACCTTTTTTTGTTAAGATAGCATCAACTGTTAATTCGGTATTACTTAAATATCCCATAGTATATTATTATTCTTTGATTATAAATATTATATTTTTAAAATTCCGTTATTCTACTTCCAAAATTGGTTCACTTGCATCTCTACCTGCTTTATTTACTCTTAAAGTATTAGGATTAGATGTAAATGTTTCAATAGGAGCCGCACCATCTAATGTTGTTGCTGCAGTATTTTTTGAACCTCTAAAGAAAGAATTTTGCATTCCTCTTGTCAAATCCGTTGTATTTCTATAATGCGTTGTTAAATAGCCACTAACTGGTTTAACATCAATTATATTTCCACCAATAGTTGGAGGAGTTGAACCACTAAATGGTTGAATATTTAATTTAGTTTCGGTATATGTTTCAATATCCGAAATATATCCACCACGCGGGTCACCCAATCCATTAGCCGAAGCTGTTACTGCGAATTTAGTTACAACTCTTTCCTTTTGTTCGGTTACTAATTGTACTCTAATTCTTTCCTTAACTCTTCTATTATCTTTATCAAAATAAGTTCTAATCGCAGAACCACTTTGTGCATAAATACCAAATCCAACTTCTTCATATTGAGTTTGTCCTACTGTAACACTACTATTGATTAAATCAATTTCGGTCATTATAGTAGCCTCACCAAATTTAGCATCTATCGTAGCTTCTTTCTGATAATAATCGGAAGTTAAAGATGTATCATCATAATAATTATATTGTGTATCAAGTTGATAACTATCTGCTGATGTATTTTCTAATGATGCAGTGTATATTGTAGCATCATATTGGTTATTTTCACCTATTAGATTATTAGCTATATTTGAATCTACAATTGCATCATATTGATTACTATCAGCATTTACATTTGTAGTATTTGAGTATTTTATATTAGCCTCTTTTTGATATTCATCACCCGTTGGCTTCTTTTGCTCAATTTTACTTCTTTCTAAAATATGTGGTTCAATCAATAGACCGGTAGTTGCTTTAACTCTTGCCGGCAACATATTCTTAATATCTTCAAACATTGATTTCTCATATAGTTTGATTAAGTTTATGTAAGAATATATATCTCTACCATCAAATCTTTGGAAATAATAATTTCTTAAAGAATCTAATGATTTATAATTAGATTTATAATCATCGGATGGGTCACCAATGTAGTTATCTAAATTAATTCCACCAAATGATTTAGCAATATCAATATTCAACTCTTTTGTAGGAGAGAAGAATAAACCAACTCTATTAGAATCGGTAGGAGATTGGTCAAATGCTTTTTTAGTTGCTCTACTCTTAGAAGATAAATCTGCTACTAATGTTTGTGATTCAAATCTAACTTTATTTGTAGAATATCTACTTGCACCTAAATCAGGTATCTCTAATGAAACACTTCTATCTATTGCTTCAAATTGGAATGGATATGCTGTTATATTACTAAATCCACTTGCACTTGCATATAAAGATGCTGATACATTTGTTGAATATAATGCTATCAATGAACCACTTTCGTAATCATTTCTATTATATCCATTTTCAAAATAAACATTTGTATCTACATTTATTAATGAAGATGTTGCATTTAAATTTTTAGGATATTCAAAATCTAAACGGAAATATAAATCATCAGTTGAAGATGAAATATGATTACCATTAATCATTTCAGGGAATGAAACGTGCTCATAGAATCTTTGTGTATCTAACACATCAGACCATATACGGAATTCATCTAATGAACCACTATAAGCTCCACCTATTTTAATTTTAGAACCATTATTCCAATTAGTTGCAGCCGATGATGAAAGTGATTGTTCAAATATTGTTTTTTCTTTATTAGATTGTCTAACATCCAATTTCAATCCAGTAGAACCACTACTTACAGAAACTCCAAAGAAATTACCATTAAATATTGGTAATAAAGATGATGATATAGCATTAGAACCACTGTAATTAAATACAACATTACCATAAGATGCAGTTGTAGATGATTGTAATCCAACATTCCATCCACTACCACTAATTAAAGTATAGTCATCATTTTCCGCTGGCTTTACAAATAATTCAATTGTATTTGGTTTTATATTTTTATTTGTAATTCTCCAATCCAATTCAATTGCTGCACCATTATTAAATTTAAGAGCCGTAGTAATATTATCATATACTAACTTACTTTTGGTTGTTTCGGTTACTTCCGGTCCTCCAAATTCTAAAATAGAAAGGTTTGATGATGGAATACCATAACAAGCTAACAATGCGTAAATACCTCTTCTTGTACCTTTATGTTTTAATAAATAAGGTAAGTTATTTGCAATTCTTCTCCAAACTTCGTATGTTCTTTTCTTTGCAGGATTTGATGGAATTAGATTACCATTCTTATCATACGATTTATATTTTTGCTCACCATCATCATTTAAACCAAATGTATATTCCCAAAGTTTACTATCGGATGCCAAATTTTTAGCATCCCAATTAAATGATTTTAATACATCAAATAATAATTTATCAGAAATATTCTTACTATTATATCCTAATCCTCTACTATTTTCAATTGCTTTAGTGTGGAAATAAATAGTATCAAAATGATGTCCAATCATTGATAAGAACAACAATAGACTTTCATTTTCGGTATTATTTACAATATATTGTGGTATATTATTTTGAACCCAATTTGAATTTATTATATCAAATTCTTCCGCTAATGTAATTATATTAGTGTACCAAGGTAAAACAATATTTTGATTAGTTGATTCCACTCTACCATTTCCATCGTGTGGCCAAGTTATAGAATTACTACTATTTGTAGTATATACCGAAGATGATGTATATAAGAAATTCTCAAATCCATCAAATCCAGCCAATAATTCGTTTTTCTTTATTAATTGTCTTTCTCTTTCGTGGACTGATGAAATTTTATCTCTACTATTTATATCCGCATTACTAGCCGATATAGCAGTTTCATATGTTTCAATTAACTGAACTTTGTAAACAAAATTATCTACTCTTTCTTTTGCGGAACTAAAGTGTACAAAGTTATCCCACATATACGTTGAACCGCTCACATATTCTATATTTAAATCTCCCATATTGATTATAGAAGAACTTAAATAAGTTGTGATTAATTGCGTAGATGAATTAGAACCACTAAAAATAATATTATCTAATGATTCAAAATTTGTAGATTGACCTTTTACATAATCTATATCTAAACTAAAATTAGGTCCTTTGATTGGAGGACAATTTATTTCAGACTGTTCACTCAATACAATTGTTTCAATTAATGGATTAGCCATTAACTTTGTAATCCAAAATGTTGAATTTGTTGAAACGTTTGCAGGTAATGGTGAGTATAATTTTAATATTATAGAATCAACGGGCTTTGATACGCCGATGTTTCCTAACTCATCTGTTGTTTTTTCTGATAATGTCCAATTATCATTTTCCCAAGTAGAAATTAATATTTGTTCATTATTATCAAAATTAGCAAGATGTGTTAAATATTTACTTTCTCTTTCAGGTTCAATTATCTGCAACGCATTTGCAAATGATTCGAACATTGCAGATGAAAATATATTCTCATCCAATTGTATAGATGGAATTATTAAATTAGTTGTTATTTCGTATTCATTTCCAACTAATTCTTCTGCACCACTTCTATTGAATGGTTTAAATATTAAAGTTACATTATCGCTTCCAGACCAATTGGAATATTTATCTCTTAATGTTTTTAAATTTATAGAGATATTTCCGTTTGGTGTTAAATTTTTAAATAAAGATATTCTACTACCATCTTTTGCTTTCAAATCTACATCAATTGTAGAAGTTGCAAAAGAAATGTATTCATAAGTTAAATCAATATTAAAATCCGAAAAGGACGGTATATCTAAAGATGCAGCGTGCGTTATTTCAGTAATTGATGGAAAATCATTTACTGCGGTAAATGTAATTAAAGCAGTTACCGAATCACCTGTACCATATTGATTACTTTCTGCTACTAAAACTACTTTTTTAGTACCATATACTTCGGAAAAATCTTTTTGAAAATATAATGTTGCAAACCCATTAGAAGCAGGTACTACCATAGTATCAGCTTTACCATCAATGTAAATTCTTACATTATCGGTATTGGATACTTTAAAAGGAATATTTACTCCTTTCTCTAAATCGGAATCTTTTACTTGTACATTATATTGAGTTGTATCTAAACTAATAATAGGTCTAGCTACATTTATTTCTTTTTCAAAAAATACTACAATTGAAACGCCGGATTTAAGTTGTTCTGCTGGTAATGAAAATGCTGAATTTTGAGTATTCCATTTAGCAAAATCAATAGAATCTTTTGGTGCTTCTGCTAATTTAGCTGTATTTGTAGTTTGATATATGTTTAATAAGTTATATTCATTTGGCTTATTTACATATTCTATTTTAAAATCAACTCTACCATTTAATGCATCTTTATTTATAGTTCTTATGATATTACTATCTAATAAAGATAATTTACCACTATCAGAAATAGTACCATCATTTGCAAAAATTGTATAATTTAATATTACATTATTTGCTAATTCTTGTCTAAAATTGGATGAAAATGCTATTTCATATTCTACCGATGTAGGTATTTGAAAAATAGGTTGACCTATTGGAATGGGATTATCGGAAATCACATCCAATGCTTTTATTGCATTTAATTCAAAATTTAAAGTAATTGAACCAAAATTAAAAGTTTGAGTGTTTCCGGCTGAATATGTACCATCCGATTGTAAATCAAATTCTTGTACGGATAATATTTCTGAATATTTATAATCTACCGCAGTAACAGTCGGATTTATATTGTAATTCCAATTAAATACATTTGAGTTTTGGTATTGATTGAATCCAAATGCATCAGCAACAGAATAACTACCACCACCCGAATATGAATTAGAATAATTATAATCGGTATTTTGGTAAGTTTTCTTTATAGAAATTTCATAATACTTCTTAGCTTTATTACCATTCTTAACTACTTCATATCGTTTAGATGTATTAAAAGTAGTAGATGGGGAATATGATATAGTTGTATTAACACCATATCCCTTTGATATTCCATTTTCTAAAAATTCTACTTCACCCGAATTTGATATTAAGTTTATCTTAATAGCATTTTGAGTTATTTCATTTGAATAAGTAGGTGGAACGAATGTAGGATTTGGTTGTACGGGTGGAGTATATCCCCCACCTCCACCACCACCATCAATGAAAGCGGAGTATTGACCACTCCCATCATATGCGGTTAATGTAGATTCTCCTCCAAAAATATTTTCTAATGCTTTTACCACTCTTTATTGTTTATTATAAATATCCTATCTATAATTTTATGTATATTCTTCTACTCTACCTCTATCACTTATATTTCTACCATAATCATATAGTCCAGAGTCGTTTTGTCTTGGGTCTTCAAACGTTCTAACACTTCCACCTCCGCCGCCAATTGATGGCGTTGGTATAACATCTTGTATTGGTTCAACTTTTGGTTCTGGAGTTGGTTCAATTACGAGTATAGGAGTAGATTCAATTGGTTTTATTGGTTGTGGTGTAGGTTCTATTTTAATAATTGGTAATTCTATTGGTTGTATTTTTATTTCTGGTGTTGGTATTATTTGAACGGGCGGATTTATTGTTTTCGTACCGGTCACTTTCAAATCAACATTAGCAGGATTATATACGTTTCTTACTCTATTTTCATTTATATTAATATTCCCAACTAAATCTTTAACATCTTTTTTAAGTTGAGTTATTTCAAACTCTTTAGGAAGTGCTTTTATAGTAATATCTCTTCTTTTTAAAGTTTTTGTATGGTATTCGATACAATTTCTTAAAATTATTTGGATTTCATCTAATAATGTTTGAAAAGAATATTGCTCACACTCTTCAAATCTAATATCGGATGGTTTACCAAAATTAGATTGAGATACATCGTAGTATCTATTATTAACCCAATAAGTTATGCTAGTTTTAAAATCTGAAAATATTCTTTTTTTAAATCCATCAAAATTAGATAATCCAAAATCTTTACGCAATATTGATTGAAAATCTTTTCCAAATTTATTAACCATCAAATTTGTTATAGAATCCAAATAATTGGATTCAAATGAATCCAATGCATCTAATATATTTTTTTTATAATATTTAAAATCTTTACTTAGATTATTTACATTTCTAAATTCCTTCGATGTTTTTTTATTTATATTATCATCGGTTGTAACGAGTGGTAATATTCTAACTTCTTCTCTTGATGGAGATATTTCTTGTATCCATACTTTTGTTAATTGATTTTCAGAACCAACTTTATTTCTAACAAAATTTATGTTAACTTTAAGAATACCATTTGTAAATCCTAAATCATTTAATAATTTTTCAATATCAATAGCAAGTTCGTTTTGACCGCCTTTGTTTGTAAGATTATATAAATAATTTTTAATATCGCCTGTTTTTATGTATGCAACATTATTACCATTTTTATTAGGCAATAAATTGTTGTTAACATCATATACGGATATTTCCATTACATCATGCTTACAATCTCCAAAATCAGTATCTTGTATTTGATTTTGATTGATTATAAACTTATCATTCTCTTGTAAAAATTCTCCTTGATTTGATGCATTAACATCAATCGATTCAAAATTTGTATATTTTTTAATGCTCATAATCTATTAGTATGAATCTGGGTGATATTTACCAAAACCTGCATCATAAGTTTTATCTTTAGATGTTCCATCTGAACGTGTTATTACAACTTTAAGAGAGCCATCCATATAATCTTTTGAATGCGTTTTACCATTAAACCATCCTCCTTTTTTACGAGAATCTAAATCCCCAACAGCATCGTGATTTAAAGTAAATTCCATATCTTTATTTTCACCAGGTCCTATGGTAAAACTCTTTTGTGGAATTTTATAAAATTCTCGATTTTCTGGGTTTTTAGGAGTTAATGTTACAGTAATTGGTTGCTTATCGTTATTTGTAATGGATATAGATTTACCATTTTTCCATTGAGAATCACCATTGGCACTAAATCTACCCCATATTTTTGGTTTATTCGAATCTTCTTGTGGTTCTAATTTAACAATTGCTATATCATTTACAACATCAGCACCTGCTGCCATAGCTTGTGCTTGAGTGCCCTGTACAATTGCTTGCTGATTTTGTACTGCCCCTAATTGAGATTGTAAACCTTCGATTATTGAGTTTAATGAATCAATTTGTTTAATTAATGCCTGAATTTGTGCTTTGAATCCGGTATTTTGCGATTGTAAAGATGCTCTAAGAATACCTTCCTCTACTGATTTTTGTAATGAATTTTGTATTTGTAAAGCAAAATCATCAACAGTTTGAGTTAATGTATTTAATTGATTAACTAACGCATCATTAGATTGTTCAATTGATAATCTATTATTTATTTCACTTTGAACTTGTGATTCTAAATCCGTTATAGTCGAATTTAAATCAGTAACTTCAGTTGTTAAATCTGCTACTTGTTTTCTTAAATCTTCATTTTGTAGTACCTCATCCGTATATAATGATTTTGGAACTAAATCCAAATTTGGAGTTGGTATATCAGGTTTAAGCTCTTTAATATTTAAATCAATAGCTTTAGCCAATTCAACCTCATCATATTTAGGTTTTGTCAATTGTTTGAATACCAAAGATGATGCAACATTATTTTCATTTACAATAGTTACACCATATTCATTTTTGGCAATAGCTTGTGAACCGGAAATGCTTAGTATAGATTCTAAGTCCGATTTTCTTTTTTCTTCCAATTTTTGTGCTATCGCTTCTAATGCTGTCATTTTATACTATTTCAAAAATTAACTTATCATCTATAATAGTAGATATACCACTTTCTATTATTTTGATTTTTAATTTATAAGTTCTATTAATTGGTAATGAGTTTAAACTCATATTGAAATAATTAGAAGTAGAATCACAACTTATTTGTGTGTAATTTCCAAATGGATAAACAATTTCGCCTGTTTTATAATCTTCTAATTGATATTGTGCTGAACCCGATGGTAAGTATTTGGTATGGTCGTATTCAAACGATGTACCAAATGTTTTTAAAGGGAACATATCTCTACCTTTAATTCTAACTTTAATAGTATCATTGGCTGGATATTTATTCTTTAGATTAGTTATCACAACTTTATACCCCTCTTCGGCAGAGCCGGTCGTTGGTGATAAACTACCCGTTGAAAACGAACTATCATCCCAAACTGCTTCTAATTTTGGTTCATATATTGTTCCCGTTTCTTTTGAGAAGAATTTGATAACACCATAATCTAATTCATTGTTATATTCATTTTGTAAACTATGATGTATAATAAATCCATTATTTGGTAAAGAACTACTTAACCATAAGTTTACAATATTTGTAACATCCATTCTAATATCAGCTTCTTCGTAATTAAACGATTGAGATGCTTCTGAAGCAGTGTACCAAGTCCCACCCTCAGCATTTGCAGAACCGGTAGTTCCTGTGGTAAATACGGCAGTTCCTGCTACCACATTATCTTGCCAACTATTATCACCATCTCTATATTTCCAACTAACACCATCCGATGTTATATTATCGAATTTAGTGCCAGTTCCCATTGACCAACTTTGAGAAACCGCATTAGCATATAATGTATATTCCAATGGAATTTCTTCAGCTCTTACTGTTTTTAAATTTAAATAAACTCTAGAACCACTTGGTATTCCCATAGATGGAATATCGAATTTAATTAAACTTCTAGCTATATCTTTAGTAGAGCCATAATAAAGTTTACCAACCTCTAATATCTCATCTCTACCTGCATTTTGGTCAGGTTGTTGTAGGTAGATACTGGCATCGTATGATGATGTGAAAAATTTATGCATATTATAAAGCTCTTCCTTTTATATCTTTGTTAGGGTATTTTACTTCAAAGATGCATGGGTCTAAAGATGGATATACAATCTTCCCTTTAGTTGCATCATTTATATTGTATTTGTTTGGTGAATAATTTCCATCACCACCACACAAATTATATATTTTAACAGATGGTACACTCATTACACCTTCTACATTAGCTAATATTAATTCTATTTCTGAAATGTTTATTGGTTTATTAAATGTCCAATTATCTATATTAAAATAGTTTTGAATTTCTGTCAAACAATTCGCAACTACTTCTCTTTTATTATAATTTGAATAACAAATAACTTCAAAATCTACACCAATATTTACAATAAATCCATCTATAATGTTAACCGCATCAGTCATCATTCTATATTCACCCAAATAAGTTTTAAGATTTTGTTTAACTGCTTGATTTATTTGAGTTAGTTTATTGTTAACATCGTATCCCAAAACATACATATTTATAGCAAACGGATTGTTAACTTCAGCTATTGCGGTTTTCTTTTGAGTAAGATATTTAACCAATTCTTTTTGTATTTCTTGCTTAGATTTATCTTTTAATCCATCAACTAATCCCACAAATTCTGCTATATTTTTTGGAGATGCTAAAATTGATGCAGGTGAATTGTTATCAATTTCACCATCGGGACTAACATATACTTTTGCAACACTACCATATCTTTCTGGCATAGATAAAGCTCTAACCATATAATCTTGCTTAGTTACTGCTCTATTTTGAGAACCAAACATTGCTAATGCGTTTTGTCTAATTTCTTCAATAGATTCGGCTCCTCTACCACCAACTGCTGATTCTAAATTTTCAACAGCTACAGTAGCTTTTGCAGCAGTGTATGCATTTAATTGCGTATCATTTACAAATGAAAGTAAATCTTCTTCAAATTCTATTCTACGAATCGATACTAAGTCACCTTGATTTACATTTGATGAAATACCTCCTCCAACTAAATACTTTATAGTTAATGATGTGTTAACTGGTACAACTCCAAATGTATTTGTTTTTAAGAAATTAGATGGGTCAATACCCTGATTTAATCTCTGAATGGAATTTGCTAATCCTAATCCTACATTTTTTGGATTTGGTAAAATAATTTCATCGTTCAATGAATTATCACCACTACCAAATTGTAGAGTCATAGTATTATCGGAATTTACCTTTACTGAAAATCTATGTGGTACTTTTTGTACTTCTAAAATATAAGGTACTTCTACCGATTTATCCGATAATCCGCCTGTATTAGATTCTTTATTGGGTTGCTCTACAAAAATACTTTCTTGTGCTAAATAAGGAACTTCATAATATTTTGTTCCATTAGAATCGGTAACATTTGTAATTGATATTATATCAGTATCGGATAAATCTGCATTTGGATATTCTTCATATGAACCAAATGATATTGTAGTAGATACTTCTCTAGCAGATATGGCTTTTACTTTTTTAGTAATTAAATATTGTAATGGTACACCATTTCCATCTCTCTCATATACATCAATTTCTCTATCGGTTTCATTTGCAAAATCCACAGCATCTATTGTTCTAAATACTACGGAATTATTTGTAGATGATTCGATTTCCATACCATCTTTTATTTTAAGATAATATGCATCATTTGGCTCGTAATTTGGAGAGCCCTTTGTTGGAACTAATTGATAAACAGTTATAGTTGTAATAGCCGGAGATGTTACCTTTGGTTTGTATCCCATAGATTGAGCCAATGCTAAAACGTTTTTACGTTCGGTAGCATGTGCTAACATTGATTCCTTTAATTGAGTATCTTGGTAGAAAGATAATACATCTCCCAAAGCTGCTGCTTGTTCGATGAATACCATACCAGGCGATGCTTCATTAAAATCTGAATATGTGTTTGGAAAATACGTTTTAGTATAATCAATTAAATTTTGTTTGAAAGAATCAAAATCCTTTCCTAAATAATTTAATGTTCTTGTAGTTCCAAATGTTTTTTTAATAGGATTTATTGCCATTTTATTTTTCTACATTTATTTGTATAGATTCTGATAATGCGGGGTTTGATACTAATGAAAATTTTATATCCAATGCAACTCTATTAGTATCTATATCATTATCATCGTAATCAAATATTATTTCGTTTATATTCAAATATGGCAACCAAATCGAAACCGCATTTGTTATAGAATTTTCTATTGAAACCTCTATATTATCAATTGGTTCAAATAAAACTTTCCAAATATCACAACCAAATTCAGGCTGCATCAATCTTTCTCCTTTTTTTGTAAGAATCAGATTAATTAAATTATTTTTTGCTTGGGATAACGTAGTAAAATTAGTAGAAAAAATACCATTAGAATCGGAGGTTTGGTTTATACCAATCCCCAAAACTTTATAGTTATTTTCAACTAAATCATCTACGTTTACTTTACCAAGCTCTATTGCCATTATTTAAATCTCTTTACTAATTCACTATAATCTCTCGTTAATGCTTTTATTGTAGCATCTTGTAATCCATCACCCGTTGATTCAAATTGTTGTGGAATATTTTGAGGAGCTTCCATTCCTCTAAAATCCATTGTATCCCAATCTTCTTCAACACTCATTTGTGGTTGTAACATATCTAATACACTACTAACCGCATGTGCACCTTCTTTACGTTGTTCCGCTGTAAACGGAGTTGTCATATTTAAAATCTCATTAATCATAGGGTCTTTTGTAAACTCCTTTGTTTGTTGAGGTCTTTGTTGTACAATTGATTGCTGCTTTCTAACAGGAGTAGGAGCAACTTCAGTCATCTCTCTCAATGATGGAGTAGATGTTTTTCTTTGTGAGTTTAATGTAACCGCACCAGATTTAATTAATTTAGCTAATTCTTCTTTAACTTGTTGTTTAACTTCACCCTTAACAACTTCCTTAATTAGACCTACTAATAATTTTGAATCCATAATAATTGTGTGTATGTTTAGTAATAAATATTGAAAGAATAAATTTAATACGATTGTATTAACCTATGATTTTATAACCATTCCAATTTAGTATAGCTGGAGCAGGTGGTGCTGGTGGCGGATATTGTGCCATAACAGACATTATACCATTAGCACCCATTAAATGAGTTTTAGCTACATTAACAAATGGATTAATCATTATATTTGTTTCAAAACTGAATTTTATAGTTGGTGGTATGAAAAATATATTAGGAATTTGAGGTATTTTATCCTTAATCATATCATAAGCCATTGCTTCCAATTCCTCTTTAGTTGGTACTTTTTCTTCTACCATAGCTTTCAATTCCGCCTTTGTTGGTATTTTTGGAATACTAATTCCAGGCAATTCTATATCAGGCTTAACGCCATCTATTGTATCTTTTACAAATTTTTTAATTTGTGGTGGCGTTGGTTTTGGAGATGGTATGCTATTAGCTATTTCAACGGCAGTTTGTATTGTAGCTATAATTGGTGCTAAAATAGCAGCTTCTATTGGTATAATCAATTGATTTTTTAATTCTTCTACTGCTACCTCTAATAATTTTTGCTTTGCTTTTTCTATTATTTCCTTTTTCTTTGGTAATTCTGGAAATGGAAATTTTATTGCCTTTTTTAATTGAGAACCTATTGATGGTTTTTTCTTTTTAGCTTGCTTTGCTCTTTGCATTACACTTTTACCAAGTTTAACGGCAGGGTGATTTGCTATTTTTGAATCTACTGGTTCTTTTTTTAAAAGTTTTTGAAGTGTATCATAAACATTTACACTACCGATATTTGGTATATCAATTGTTTGTTCTTTCAACTTATCTTCCAATGCTTTTGTAGCTTCAACTTCAGCTTTATGTAATGCGGCAGATGAGGCTAACATTATTGGATTTGGTCCTATATTCATAATGGCGCCTGGAGCAGGAGGAGTAGATTGCCACCCAGCGGGTTTTAATAATGGATTTGGTATTGGTGCCATTTCTGCTCCTAACCAATATGCATCAAATGCTGATGGATATATTTCAGCTAATATATTAAAATTTTCATCACCACTATCTTGTCCCTTTTTAAATGCTTTCTTTATAGCATCAGCCATACCAGCCACATTACCATTCATAATAGGTACACCATATAGCATATCACCACCTCTTTTTATACAACTATCATATTCATTTGCATAAAAATCAGCAAATCCATCCGGGTCTTTTGCAAATTGAAAAGACACCATAGATTTTAAAACATTTACTTTGAATAGTGTCCAAGACATTATGATTTACTTAAATAGTTTTTAGCAGATAATAACGTATTAAGTTTTCCTTTTATAGCTTTGAATGCTGCTGCGTTAGTAGGTCCAGGTGCAGTTGGTCCTACTGGGGTTGCGTATATTTGTTTAGTTATTTCATCTATTAATTCTCCCATCAATTTAACTAACTCACCACCCAATACCATTTTTTGTACATCTGCTCCTGCTCCGCCTTCACCTTTGTTCTTACCTAAATATACTTTACCATTATCTGAATTTAAGAATATTTGATTAGAACCTTCTGAATGAATTGTTATATTTTTCTTATTGTGAAAGTATATTTCTTTTTCAGCATCAATAGAATAGTTACCATCAGTAATTACGCCCGTATTTCCTTTACCAAAAATAATAAATTCCTTTGCTTTAGCAGATAATAGTATTCTATCGGAATTTACAAATAATTGGTCACCACTTAAATCTTTTGAATTTGGAAAATCTTTAAATGCTTTCTTTTCTTTTTTAATTTCTTCTTTAAATGGTATTTTTATTTTATTGGATGTAATATAAATGGATGTACCATCTTTATTAATATCTTCTTCAATTAATTCTCCAATTTTTTTAGAATCTAATTCGGGATTTTGCTTATTACGAATAAAAATCGCAGGTGATGAGGTTTTTCCATCTTCAGTTAAAAAGAATTCACTGAAACGAATTGTATTACCAACTCTACCACTTATAATAGTATCACCTTGTTTTGGCTTTAAGAACTTAATCTTTTCATTTACCTTATATTCATCGGTAGAATTTTTTTTATCCGTAGAATTGGTTTGTCCGCCCGAATCCTTTGTTTCTCTAAGAGTTTTACCACCTTCATTTGTAGATTCAGGTTTATTATTATCCGTTGGGTTTAAATCGGTATATGTAACATAATCTCTCCTATAATTTGAATATGGAGTTATAGAGTATGGTAGCCAAAATATATTGTTTTTATCTATTTCTAATATTATTACAGTTTCTCCTTTAATTGGCATTGTGAAATTATTCTTATCAAATGGATAAGCATAATATTCGGTTGTCATTTCTGGGTATATGTAAGTTATAGCACCATATAATCTAGCATCTTTATCTGAAAAATCTTTATTTTTATTATATACAGAAACGTAATCAGCATTTTCACCACTTTCATATGGATTCAACTCCATATCTATGAGAAATACTTTATTTACTGTTGCTAAATATGATTCTATGTTTGCCATTAAATTTTAGATTTAATATCTTCTAATTCTATTTGGATATCAACCAATTTTTCTTCATTTTTTTTATCGATTTCATTTACCGTATCTTCCAATTCGGTAAGTAATTGTGTTTTTTCGCTTTCGCTTAACCAACCATCTTCTCCAATACCTTTTGCTTCAGCTGCTGCCAATCTTTGTGCAATTGTTGCAAGTTTAATCAAATGGTCATCATTCTTAACCGATGTATCAATTAAATCTCTGATGATTGGAGCAAGTACAGTTGCTTCACCAACATTTTTAATTAATTTACGAAGAGATTCAATCATTTCTGAAATATTCTTCTTTTTGTTTTGTTGGTTTTCGTATATATCTTTAAACAATGATGATAAATTTTTACCATCAAAAAGCTGAAATTCTGCGCCCATATTAAATTATGTTATTCTTTACTATATAATTATAAATTTCTTCACTTATTAGATTGTATCCTTTTTCATTTGGATGTTTTGATGGTATTTCTTCAAAAGGTTGAGGGTATTCCCAAGCAGTTTCATCTGATATTTTTACTATATAATCTCTAATAGTTTGTTTGGTAAATCCCCAATAGTTCTTTTTATTTATCAAATGAGTTATATCATCTTCTTTATTTAAATCTTGCACCATCATATCAAATGCATCTAACATCAAATAGTTTACTTCATAATCTTCTAACATTTTTTGCAAAAATACAATGTAGTTTTGATTTATAATATTATAATAATTTTGATTAAACATATTTTGTAAGAAAAACTTTTTATATCTTTCTAAAAAATCATTGTATTTATCATCGCCAAATTTATATGATTCAAAAAACTTATGCGGTAGCAATGTAAGTTCTTTTATAGACCAACTAATCCATTCGCCTTTTGGTAAAAAATGTACATAATCTCTTAAAGATGAACTCCACATTATAACAACTAAATCTCCTTTGTGAATCTTTCCGTTTCTTAAATCGCTTATAACATCATTAAAGATAAGGTTATTTGCTCTACCACTCCATCCATTATTTTCGTGGTCACATCCTAATTTGTTAGCTAATTTGATTGGCCAAGAGTATTTGTTTCTAAAATCTCTTAGAATCATTCTATCTTTTAATTTGGATTCATCATCTATTCTACAACCTTGTCCTTCTGTCCAACTATCTCCGTATGCGTATAATTTCATTTCTTACTTATTATAAAGTTACCCATTACTAAATAATCCATATCACAATTAAGGAATGTCCAAATTGCTTTCTTAGGGTCGTTAGTCATTGTGTGTCCTCTTAAATTAAAAGATGTGTTTAAAAGTATTGGTGTACCGCTTATCTTTTCAAATGCTTTTAATAAATCATAATAAAGCGGATTCATTTCTCTTTTCAAAGTTTGAATTCTTGCTGAACCATCCACGTGAGTTACGGATGGGATTGATTTATAGTTTGTAACTTTAACAACTTGATTCATATATGGAACTTCTCCTTCTGAAGAAAAATATTTTTCATAATCCTCAAATGTTACGGATGGAGCAAATGGTCTAAACATTTCTCTCTTTTTGACAACCTTATTAATTCTATCCCTAACATCTGATAAATGTGGATTAGCTAATATGGAACGATTACCCAATGCTCTTGCACCAAATTCAGTTCTACCTTGAAACCAACCAACTATATTACCTTCATTAACTAATTTTGCAACCTTATTTAATAATCTATCTTTTGAATTATAGATTCTAACATTTAGTTCTTTGTTTTCAGCTTTTTCTTTTGATAAAATATTAGTTAATTCCTTTGTATCCCAGCTTTGACCCAAATATGGAGATTGATTATCTCCATCAATTACTTTTTGATTTCCTAATATATTATGCCAATAATATAAGCATGCACCAATTGCAGAACCGGCATCAGATGGAGCAAATGGAATCCATAATTCTTTTACGGATGTATGTCTTTGTATCTTCCCATTAGCAGTACCATTATATGCAGAACCTCCTCCTAATACTAAGTTAGCAGTATCTGCATTTTGCATACAATTATTTACAAAAAAATAAAAACAACTTTCATACCATTTTTGTAAAGCTGCTGCTAAATCCATATGCTCTTGTTCAATAGCAGATTCTGGTTCTCTTGGTTCTATTCCAATTAATTTTACCAAATCGTATGTGTACATATCGGTATTAGAATATTGCCAAGTAAAATATTTCTGATTAATTTCGATTACACCATTACTATCAAATCTAAACATTTTATCAAATGTATGTTTGAATCTAGATGGGTCACCATATGGTGCTAATCCCATTACTTTATATTCTCCACCATTTGGCTTAAACCCTAAATAAGCAGTTATAGTAGAATACACCAATCCTAATGAGTTTGGAAACTTCATAGAATTAATTTCTTCAAATGTATTATCTTTACATCTAACAGCCAATGCGGTTTCCCATTCACCAACACCATCTATTGAAATACCAATTGCATCGTGAAATGGTGATGTATAATATGAAAATGCTAAATGAGAATTATGATGTTTTACATATTCAATGTTTCCGGTAAAATTTAATCTTTTAGCCAAATACATAGTTAAATCACCTTCAGTAGAATCGAATTCCTCTTTAAACTTTTTCCAAGTCTTACGATTTTTCCACCAATGTTTTCCTAATGTATTTTTAACTCTATCGTATTTTATAGCAGGGTCTTCATACCAACAAATAGTATCAATATCCGATATACTTTTTTTAGAATATTGTAAAACCCATTTAATTGCTTTAATTGGAAAGGAGTTATCGTGCTTTATGCCAGATAATTTCTCTTCTTCTATTGCTGCTATTACTTTACCATCTTCGAATAAACATACCGCAGAATCATGATAGAATGCGGAAATACCTAATAAGACCATAATATTAAATTTTTATATCACCCTCTCTATCGAATTCGTTATATAACTCCATTTGTCTTTCTTTCATTTTATTGACAACCTTAGTTATATAATGAGTAGGGTATCCTGTCATTTCTCTAATAAGTAGATATAATGATTTTTTATTGAAACTTTCTATATAATTTGCTCTTCTGAATAATTCTAAAACTGCATCTGCGATTTGTATATCTCTCTTTTTTTGAAAAAAGTTCTCTAAATGGGTATCCCAATATAATAACATTCTATCATTAAATGTTCTATGTTCATCGTTACGAACTTCTTCTGCCCAATTGTTTTCAGTATCCCAATTATCAGGTAGAGAGGACATTACATCGGTATCTTTGTAACGTTTATAGTTTGAATTATTATTTAAAATAAGATAGTTTCTTGCAACAATAGTAAAGTAAGAGAATGCTTTTCCTTTACCTTCTTGGTACATATGAATTTTTTCAATCATAAATGCAACAACCTCCGCCATTACATCTTGCGGGTCATCATCAAAATATGTAAACTTCCATTTGTTATAAACAATCTCTGCTAATTTTTCAAATGAATGCTGTATTCTATCTTTGTATAGTTTATTTTTTACACGCTGGTCTTCACTTTTATTATACTCAATGATGGCATCTTCGGTATCTTTTGTGAAGTACATTCTAGGTACTCTTTTTCTAGGCATTTTTATATTTGTTTGAAAGTTTCTATGGTATCTTTTATTTGAGTAAATAAAGAACCCACTTCATCATCCTTCTCAAACATTTGCTTAGAATCTATATCTCGCAAAGTCTCCAGTAATGTTATATTATTTTGTTCTTGTAAATCTATAAAATCTTCATACTTTTCTAATTTAATAAGAAGATTATGAATTGTATATCCTGCAACTGCTAAGAATACAACTAAAATTATTATTATTAATTCCATATTATACTACTTCGTATCCTTGTAAAAAATATTTGTTTGCGTTTTTGAATTTAACTTCAACTAATTCGCCTTCTTTGGATTTCATTACAATTTTATCATTTCTACCATAATCTTGCTTTTTAACAACAGTCGTAGAATATACTCTATCTTTAATTGTAATACCATCCAAATGGTCTATTTCATGCTGAACGATAACTGTTTTCATTGTATCGGCTGATACTTGTTCACCTTTTCTATCTTCTTCGGGATTTACTTCAAATACTAATTCTCCCAAATTATCAGTCATTACAACTACTTTTGTAGAACGAATGGTTCTAACAGGCTTTTTCATAGTATCCGGCATCGAAAGACAACCTTCATAAAAAATAAATCCATCATTTGAACGTTGTGTAATTATTGGATTTAATAAAAATAATTCTTCATCATTAAATTTAATAACACAAGCTCTTTTATTAACTCCGATTTGATTAGCAGATAATCCAACTCCACCCATTCCTTTAAGTGCCGCAAATAACGTATCTCTAAGTATATCTGCTTCAAATTGAGTCAATTCGGATTTTAATACAGGCTTTTTTAAGTATTTAACGAATTCAGGATTAGTTAATCCATTTTTTTGTTTGTCAACAATTAATTTCATATTTTATTTTATTAGTATTGTAATCAATAATGTTATTATCAATCCTACGATTGAATAGAATGATACATCTTCAGAAAATTTAATTTGTTTTGGGGTTTTTCCTTGGTTTTCCATTTTTTTCAGTTTTTAATCCGTATTTAATCCATTTATACCATATTCTTTCGTGTATGTAATATTGTATAGGCTTATAAACTAATTCTGCTACTCCAAAAGCGGCTCCAACTTTAATTGAACCACTTACCCACCACATAATAATAAACCCAATTAAGGTACTTATAATTCGATATGAGATGGTTTTAGCTATATGCCTTTTCCTTTCTACAATCATAGTTTACCCTCCTCTTTCATTTTATTTCTGATTGCAGTTGCGGATATTTCTTTGATATCATCGGGCGGGCAATGTTCGATTACATCGTATCCAACACCTCTACCAATATTAATTGATTCAATATCAGGTATAATAATAATTTTAACTTTTCCTTCTTGGATAATATCCAATAGTTCATTTGTTAGATTTTGTAATACTTCACTTGGAGTCCACGGATTCTTTTCATCTGGCTCTACATCTCTAATACAAATTAAAACTTTTTTTCCTTCATTCAATCTTTGGTCTATTAACCAACGATGTCCTTCATGCCAAGGCTGCCATCTTCCAATATACATTGAATATTTTACATCATTTGATGATGATTTAAATGCCGCTTGTGCTAAATACTTTTTCATATTATTTAATAAATGGTAATATCGCTAATTCTTTTGCTTTTGCCTCAACCATAATGTCTACATCCAATTCGTATGTATTAGGGAGGGAATTAATATACAATGAATGAGCTTGTGGTTTTTCTTTTGAGTTATTTTCATGCAATGCTTTTGATTCGGAATAATGTACAACTGGTACAATTCCTTCGGGCCAAGTTGTAGCTGCTAATTTAAGAGCTTGTTCTTCTGATAAATCGCCTGTACAAAATGTATGATGATGATAATCGAATACAATTGGAATACCAATCTTTTCGTGAATATACATCAAATCTTTAACTGAATACATAGAACTCTTATCATCATTCTCAATTGTAAGTCGTTTTTGAACCGATTTAGAGAGTCTTTGGAAGTTTTTGATAAATCTATCCATTGCTGATTTTTTATCTCCGTAAACACCATTACAATGAATATTAATCTTATTGTAAGGAGTTAAAGATAAACCCATCATATCAAATACTTTACCATGTAATTCTAAATCTGCAATAGTTTTTTCTACTACCGATTCCGATGGTGAAACTAACACATTAAATGGACCTGGATGGGATGTTATACGAATATTGTGATGTTTTGCGAAATCACCTGCTTTCTTTAATTCGCTTTTAATTTCTTTGTAATCTTTTAACTGCGTAATATCAATATTATCGCCCCAAGGAATAAGAGCAGATGATAAGCGAAAGAAGTTAATTTTATTTTGCTTATTCCATTCTAATATTTTAATAATATCTTTTGCATTCAATAATGCGAGTTCCGATACATAATCCAAACCCTTCTCATTGAAGGTGCGTTTAACCATAGTACGATTTGTGGTAATTTTTTTACCCATAGTCATATTAATACATGCGTAGCCTAAATTCATATTTTAAAGTTTATTAGTTTTAACAAATATAAACAAAAAATACGATAAAACCAAATATTTTAATATGTTTTTACGTTTTCCTCTTCGTTTCTGATTTTTGCGAGAGTTTTGGGTGTACCACCCTTTGTACTTAGCCAATAATTAACAGCTTTTGGATTGTTTATCCAAAGTTTACGATTATTCCACGGAAATTCGGGATGCATATATTCTTCCCATTGTAATTTCGCAGCGTTTTCTTCGTTTTGTTGAACATTTCCATCATTACCCACATTTTCTACCTCTAATGTTGGATTTTCTCCACTTTCTCCGTAAACTTGATAAGTTTTTTCGATTAATTCGGAATTTTCTCGAATTGGTTCATCTAATTTTACATCTTCTGTTAAATTTTCTTCTTCTTTTCGGTTTTTTGGAGCAACTAACCCATTAAATGCGATAATTAGAGCCACTGCCAACGGGTCAAATACGATTACAATCAAAAATATGAAGAATTTTACAACATTTTTCAATTCCATACCAAATGCTTCAGCAACAAAACGAAATCCACCAACTTCTTTTTCCAATCCTAAATTGGCAATCTTAATTTGGTTGATTTTTTCGGTTTCCTGAGCATTTTCAGTTTGTAAAATGGAAATTTTATCGTTAATTTTGGCAATTTGTTTATCTCTGTTATCAATTGAACGAATAAGACGTGAATTTACCTTACCACCATCTAAAATTTTACCTTGATTGGTATTGAATTCGGTAATTTGAGTAGAAAGTTGAGTAATTTGAGCCGTATTTTGGTCAATTTTAGTTTGATGAACGGCAATTTCTCTATCTACTTGTTGTAATTGTAGTGATTGTGCTTGAAAAGCATTTGAAAGATATCCAAAAATACCTGCTGAAGTGATTAACATCAATAATGCTACCGATGTAGTTAAATACCATTTGTTAAATCCTTTGATATTATCCCACTCTTGCTTCAAATATGTTGCAGCAACCAATTTAGCAAACTCCAAAGAGCTAGCCATTACCATAACCGATATAGATGCTCCTGCAAAAAGAACACCCAAACCAGTTACGGAGAAATAAGCCGCACATCCTGCAATAATTAGTGCGGAAAAACCCACTAAATATTTAAGCCAATTCATTTTATCGATTGATTCTCGTTAATTCGGAAACACGCTCTACTATCTTTCTAGCATCTTCCAATGTATTGTGTGCTTCAGATGGAGACATGTGCTGTGCACCTGTAATTCCGTTTTGTAAAATCCTTAATTTACCATCTAAAGATTCTAATAATGTTTGTATTTTCTCGTTGTATATCATAATAATAAGTATTTTTAAATAAAAAAAGGTGATAACTATAAGTCATCACCCTTTAAAGATACGAAAAAAAATTGAATTAACCAACTTTAATTGAGATAGATTTACTCTTTCTCTCCTCTTTCTTATCGATTGTTAAAATAAGTAACCCATTAGAGAATTTAGCTTCAGTTTTAGTTCCATCGTAATCTTTACCCACCTTAAATGTAGCATCGATATCAGCAACTAATGAATAACTTCCTTCTTCTTTTTTTGCTTTAATAGTTACCTTATCTTCGGTAACATCTAATTTAATATTTTTAGCATCGTGTCCTACAACGCTCAATACTAATTGTTGTTTACCATCTTCCAATTGCTTTATATCATAATCCAAAGCTAATGGTTTAGTGGTAGTTGTGGTTGTCCAATTTGCCGGTAATTCCGTTTCGAATAAATCTAATAAGTTTTTAATGTTTGCTGTGTACATATTTGTAAATTTTTTAAGTTAATAATGTAAGTTATATATTACAATTCTCATACCAATTAGAAAAGTATGACAAATTGTCATTATAAATCATTATCTTGTGACTCGATTACAGTACTCATATGGTCAGCCCAATGCATAATATACGGAATTTTATATTTCATTCTTTTACTGATATCAAAAACTTTTAAATATTTTGCATTATCTTCATCGTATAAACCATCTGTTAATTTCATACCAAAATATTCTGCTTCGGAAACCTGAATATTATAATGTTGTAATAAAAACATAGTTCTATCGGTATGAGTCATATGGGATAACTCCGGATTTGGCGTAAATACTTTACCCTGATTTTTAATATGCCAATCGGATGGGTTTGGTGTATAGTATGGTTTACCTTTAGAACCTAATTTACCTAAATCGTGATGCAATGCACAAAATATCAATTCTTCATCTGTAAAATCTACTTTACCTCCTAAACTTACAAATAATTCTTTTACTTTAAGAGAATTTTTACAAACATTAAAAATGTGGTCTATATATCCACCTGTATAACAATTGTGATAACCAATGTTACCACTTGCTGGTGATATTGCAAGATTTACACCTAATTCTTCTTCTGAATACATAAAAAGAAGTTTCTCCAATCTATCACCTTTAAAATATTTTTTAATGATAGCAATAAACCTCTCGTAATTGTCTTTCAGTTCCTTTTCTGTCTTTTGTTTCATTTCTTTTATTTTTTAAGTTTTATTTTAATCTTTTAGTGCTTCTGTGCTGTCTGCTTTATAGTAATAATAAAAAGATACCTCAAATATACAAAAATTTTTTCAAATTTCCAAATTAATACAGGTCTTTTTTTGTTAAAATTTTATAAAGTATTTCAACTTCTTCTTCTGTAGTCAATTCTGGTAAATCTTCATCAAACAATCGCATTGTGTAAAGTGTGATTCCTTCTTCGGATTCAAATTCGGTAGATTCTGACGACCAAAGTGATGGTATGGTTTCTATGTCGTTTTCTAATTCTTCTTGCGTTACATCTATTAGTGGAATTATGTAGTAATGAAAAACTTCATCCAAAGATTCATCTTTCATTTCTATTTTAATGCAAGCATTCCATTTAGTAAAACTAACATCTGTTATTGGAGTTTCGGGTACTATAATCATAGTAACCAATATACGAAAAATTTATTAAAAAACCAAATTAAATTAATTTAGTATTATTTGCATAAAAATCAACACCATTAAATTTGGTATGATATATAACATATTGATTATTTTGAAATAATTTGTGTTTCTTCCACGAATCGGGCCAAGCCGCAACTTCTTCATTTGTAAAATGTATAATTTCGGAATTCAGTCTAGCATCGTGCCTATAATACGCATAAAATGAAAGAGCCGTACCTTCTTTACAATTTGGTTTAACCATATCCATAAAAAACGGCAAATTCCCATCCGTATCGGTATCAAATAATATGCCATCAAATTTTCTATTTACTAATGGTAATAAATCTACCCAATCTCCCAATATTATTTCAACATTTTTTTTATCTTTAGCCCATTCTAATGCTCTCTGATATTGTTGCGGATGAATTTCTATTATTGTATGAGATGTAACATTTGGATTACTCTGAATAAAATCAGCGGAAATATGCATTCCAAATCCTAATTCTAAAATATCGCCGCCATTTTGTGTACTTATTTGTGCTTGCCGTTCCATTATTTTAGTTTCGCATTTATGCATCACATTATGATTATTATCAGGATTAAAAATATAATCTTCTGTAATTATGAGATTTTCTGTTCCGTTCATCTATATCAAATTTTTAATAATAAAGGTTTGTTTTTCTTCTTTAAAAATTGGTTTATAAAAAGTATTAAAAGGTGCATTTACTAGCTGCTCCATTAATACATAATCAACCAATATTTCTTCTCCTATTTTAATCTCAAATAAAGCATATAAATCATATCCATCTTTATTTAAAGATTCTTTTACATAAGTATTAGGACTAAAAGAGTGATTACAATATCTACCCAAATCTCTATCAAAGTAATCAAAAATATTTTTAGTATATTTTGTATTTGGGAAATCTCTATAATATTCGCCTATTAGTTCATCTTTAAATATTATTTTTTTAGCAAATACGGAATTACCCTTTATATTAGTAGGAGCTATTATATATTTCATTAAATCAAATTTTTATTTAATGTTGGATGTTTCAAATATATTTCTTTTTGAATATTGATTGGAAAATCTAAAATATTTAAATCTGATTCCGATTTGTAAGTCGGAACATATTCATTTATTTTATAAGAAGTATTAATTAAAAATTTATAAAAATATTTCCAATATTTACTATCTGGCTTCTGACTAGATTTTCCTTTAACTTGTCGTATATTGCCTGTTTTTATTTCGTAAACAATAATCATATGCGATTCGTTTGAATCATCCAATTGCTCTCTAAGCTCTAATGTTGTATGCCCATAATTAACTCTACCACAATCATTCATTCTAATCATAGAATCTATACAGAATAATTTCTCTAAATCAACCCAATACAATCCAATGCCATTTATTCTATAATCATCTATTATCTTATTTGTTTCTACAAAATTAGTAGATGTATAATTACTAATATATTTTTGCAAATACGAATCCCAAACATTTTCTATTATTTTTAAATCCATACTATCGATATCCGAATAACTTAATGATGGATTCGATTCAATATAATTAAAAATAGAATAGATTATATTATTAAATCGTTTTTCTGTTATGTAATTTAAATTTAAAAAATCTACTTTTATTTTATTAATAATAATGTTTGCCAAATCATTTCCTAATATTTTTATAGCATTTTTTTCTTTTTTACTCAATGTATTAGACATTATAGTATTTTTTTAGTATCCATTAGCCCATATAAAAAATGAGCAAAATTAAAATGACCATTAAATGAAAAATGTGTATCTTTTATAGTACCATTTGTTGCTTTAACGATTGTTTCAAAAGATGCATATATACCATCATCTTCTTCTAACGACCAGATATAAATAAATCGTATTTTCTTTTCTTTTATCAATCTATCCTTAATAAATTCAAATCGTTTCTTATGTCTATTTTTATAAAGAATATGATTGGAGAAATAATATTGAAAATTTATAATAGTTTCTATCTTTTCGTTATCCTCTACATTATCAGATGTTTTCAATAAAGTTTTAGCTCCTTCGTATGATGATAATACATTATGAAAAGAGTTTCCAATTGGAACATCTATTCTTCCATATAATGTCATATTAATTATAACCACATCATTTTCATTTATATAATCAAAATTATCTATAATACTATCTAAAATGGAATCGTTTGATGCTCCATTTACACCCATATTACGCACATTATAATTTAATAATCTACCCAAATGATTAGTCCAAATATCATCTGTATCTTTTTTGTATTTCAAATATTCGATTCTAGTATCTGAAGGACAATCGATATTACATCCGTGTCCAAATGTCATAGAATCTCCAAATGCCCATAACGTATTTTTCATATCAAACTTTTATTTAGTACAAAGTTACTAACCATATTTTTTTCTGCTAAATGACATACGCCATTTATATTCATATTTTCAAATGATGGGTTTTCATTAAATAGATAGTTTATATTACTAAAATATAGATTTAAATATTGTTGATTTAAGGTGATGGGTGGTATTCCATTATACTTTTTTGAAAAAAATGTATAGTGTGAATCTACAATATCTAATACATCCAAATATGCTTTATTCATTACTAAATAATCTTTACAACACACAATGGATGTGTTATTTAATTCTTCAAACATCAATGGTCTATCGGAATAAATTTTATATATTTCTTTAAAATATTTAGATTGTATTTTTGATAATGGATGTTTGTAGCATAAATTTAATGTTGATTCATTTATAATAGTTTTAAATTTTATAAAATCATTTACGATTAAATCATTATCTAAATGTATGAATGGAAATTTTATATTTGATAATACTTTTAATTTAGGATAAGACCATAAACTATCCTTCTTATACTTTTCATCCACATTAAATTCAATCCATTCATAGTCTAATTTGGTATTAATAAAATAATCTTTATCAGAATAAATTATTGGAGTTATACCAACATTATTTAAATTGGCAATTGAATATTTTAAATAAATTTCAGTTATTTCTTTTAATCTTATCGGTAGATATGTAAACACCACTTCCATTATAGCAAAGATTTTTTAATTGTAAATTCTTTTTTTAACTTACCATCGATTATTAAATCTAATAAAGAATTTTCATTTTGAATTTTATATAATAATTTAGTATGTGCCAAATCCGACCAATCTTTACATAATTTATGATTTTCAGTAAAGTTATTTAAAAAAGAATTTACAAATTCGGCAAACAATTTAGGATTAGCTTTACATTTTTTGGATTCATTATAAAATGGATGAGGTTCTATTTTTAACATTCTTTCAACCATTTGTAATGGATAATTATGAGTTGATATAAATGGTATGCCCGCTAATAAAAATCCAAATGTTTTTTCTGAAACATATTGAGATGTAAACTCCGATGATGACCAAGACCAACTTTCACACAATATTTGCATTTTAGCTTTTGGTAAAAATCTAAAAAACGCATCCATATAGCCTTGATGATTTCCTATATAAGTAATATCATCAAAATCAGTTTCTCCATATACTGAATTAGTATTTATATGTGATATAGTTGGAGCTCTTTTAAAATAATCGGGGTTTTGTAATCCATCCGTATTTTGTAAATACAGTCTATTGTTGTTTAATTTATTCAATTCGTTGATAATAGCAACTCTATTCGCTTTATGATTTCTAATACTATACATTAAATCATAATCAAATGTTAATTTATCATATATTTGCTTAAATTCATAATACCATCTAATATTCCAATTATCGTTCCATTGAAATATTGTATTAGTTAATGCATAATAAAAATTTGGATATTGTTCGCCAACTAAATCGTTTAAGAATATATTATCCGTAACTATATGATGATTTTTTAATTGATTTATAAGAGATTCGATTTCTAACCAATTTGCATCAAAATAATTTATATCTTTGGTTTGTAATATTTTTTCGGTTCTAAAATAACCTATAATCCATTTTTGATTATTAGGACAGCCCTTTAATAACTCTATAAATTTTTTCAAAATTTGTTGAGTTTCTCTTTCCATATATTCCCTATCCGGATGAATATATCCAATTTTAGGGTCATCTACTCCGTGAAAAAAAGCTGTAAAATAATCTAATATATGATACCCATCTTCCTCAAAGCTAATTTCTTGCTTAAATATAAACTCAATATCAATACCCCTATAATTACAAAAAATACTACCAATACCATCTTTTATCGTTGATGTACGATTTTTCGTATTATGTAAAAATTTGTGATATATGAAGTTTTGATAATAATGGTGTATGTATATTTTCATAACTAAATTAACTTATTGTTAGATACATCAATATTTCCTTTTCTTAATCTATTGGCATCATTTAAATCGTATATATCTTCATAATAAGTTATTTTTATACCAAGCCTATCAGATAGATATATTAACTCTTCTTCGCATTTTTTTATAAAAAACAATTGTTCATCGAAGTTTGGAGTTTTTTTCCACAAATATGGTTTGGTAGATTTAAACCCATTTTTGGTTTCATGTAATAAAAACGACCAACTTTCGGTACACGCTACTAAATCCTTTCTAGATAATAAAATAACTTCTTTAAAATCTTTTGATATATCGATTAACCATTCTAATCTTTCATTTTCTTTTATAAAAAATGGAGTATGAAATACCATAGTCTTTACAACCATATTTTTGTAAGTATCGTTATATCGTAATTTTGCTAATGGATTGAATGGTTCAAATTCATATTTTAAATTATGTTCGATTGATAATCTCCTACCCAATTCAGTAGAACCAGTTCTTGGTAATGCTATTATTAATATACTCATATCAATGAATTATTAATTTTAAGTTTAGGGTAATCATAATTTGTTTCAGTCATCCAAACATTTAATGCATATCTTATACCATTACTAACAGGCAATACACCGTGATAAGTTTTAGAACCATTAAAAGATATCAAATCTCCCAATCCTAAGTTAAATTTAGATACACCATCTAATGTTTGAAAATATGTTGGTACATTTTTCACATCTTCGCATAAAGCAAATTCACCACCATCGTATCCGTCCGATAAAACTATAACAGTAGTTAATTCGCTTGATTTATCCTTATGTAAATTTAAATATCTTCCGTTATAATATGCTGTCAAACTTACATTAAAATTTTTCAAATTAAAAGTATTATAATCAAACCATAATTCAAACTGTTTTGATGTATATTTTTCTGTTAAAATATTGATTATTTCAGTTCTAAACCCATCATCATATATACGTTTACAATCCCAACTTTCGGATGGATTATAAGAAAATTGTTCACCATTTTTAATACAAAATTGTATTATTTCATTGGCTTTTTTTCTATCACAAAAATTATTATTTATTGAATAATTCATTATATAAATTTTAAATCAATTTTATTTGAATTGAATTTTACAATATCAAAATCTTTAATATATCTATAAAGTTCTTTTGAAATATTCACATATCCTAATTCGGATGGATGCATGCCTGGTACTTCAAATATACTATATTGAGGAGTTTCCCATACCATCCTATCATTTGTCTCTATTAAGAACTCTTTCATAGTTTTTGTAGAAAAATACCAATAATTATTTTTATTTATGTTATAAGTTTTATCATCAAATACATCTATATTATTAATCATTTTATCAAATGCATC